CTAGATCAGGCCCCGTTCGCGAAGGTCGCGCACTACCCGCTCGCTCATCTCACGGATCTCCTCGACCGTCGTCCCCTTCGCCGTGGCGATGAGCGCCAGCTTTACAACATCCCGCGCTTCCTCGTCGACGGCCTCCCGCGGGAGCGGCGACTTCTGGATGCCGGCGGCCTCGGCGTCCGTCATGTCCGCCACCGGTACAGGCTCCCCGCCCTCGAGTACTCGAAGGCTGCTACCGGGGGCCCATTGCAGCAGGCCGTCAATCTTCACGTAGTTGGTCTCGCGGATCGGCTGGCCCTTTTCGACGCGCTGCCAGGTCCCCTTGGAGACGCCGGCCGCTTTGGCGTTGGCGTCGTTCATGGCGATGCCGAGATCGGCACGCCGTCGCCTGGCGAGCTTCGCCAGAGCCTCAAGGTCGTGATCTGTCTTCGCGGGCATGCGCTCATCTTGGCAGGACTGGAGGGGACCAGCCAGGACTGGGGGCGACTTAGGCCCAAAAGAGACCCAGTATTTGCGCAGGTCAGTGGCCATCTAGGGCGCACTCATGGCAACCAGTGGCATCGCAGGGTCATCTATGGCTAGACATGAGGGTCATCTAGGGGTAACTTCTGGGCATGGCACAAACCCCAACCACCTTCGAGGTGGACGGGACGGCTATCTGCACCAAACGCATGAACGCGGGGATGGAAGTCCAACAGCTCGCAGACAAGGCCGGCATAACCGCCAGCTACCTGCGAAAGCTCGAACGCGGTGCCCGCACCCGCATGAAGCCCGCGACCTACGTCCGGCTCAGAGCCGCCCTGAGAGCGAACCAGACCGAGCTCCTCGCCCCCCACGACGACCCTCCAGAAAGGAAGTGAAGTGAACATCATCCAGTCCCCGTCCCCCCTCACGGCGGACAACGGCGCCCCGCGGTTCTACGACCTACGCGAGGTCGCCCAGATCCTCAAGTGCAGTGTCCGTACCGTCCGGCGGCTCCTCGCCGACGGACGCCTCGGCTACAGCCAGGAGCGCAAGGGCGGCGTCATCCGCGTCAGCGCCCAGGACATCGCTGACTACTACGAGGCGAGCCGCATCGGACCGGCCGTCTCCCACCGGTCGCGCTCCCGCCGCCGCCAGCCGGCCCGCGCCGCCGCCTGACGCGGCACGCAAAGAGGCCGCCCCGGTGCAACGAGGCGACCTCCGATCCACCCACACCATCCGTGAACAGAAGGGCAGATCAATGCCATCATCTCAGACTCCGGCCCTCATGAGGGCACGCGCCTCAGCCGCCGAGATCCTCAAGCAGGACACGGGCACCGAACACCCGAAGTGGCGGCTGATCGCCACTGACAGCGAGTCCCTCACCGGTCTCGCCCCCGTCTGCAACGGCGAGCGCACCAACGCACTGCACGAGATCCCCGACTACCCCGGCGGCCCGGCTCGTGACGAGCACGGCGTCTACGACTGCTGCCCGTGGCCGCAGATCGAGACGTACTCCACGGCGATCGCCGCGTACCTGGTGGAGCTGCTGAACGCGGACGTCGAGGCAGGTGCGCGATGACCGCCGTGCGTATCCCGACTCCGGCTGCTGTCCGCCTGTTCTCCGCCCGCCTGGCGCCCGTGCACGTGGTGCAGGCCGCTGCGGATGCGGACCGTGCGGAGGAGTGGCTGTCGATCCCGTGTCTGCCGTTCCGGCCGGCGCAGATGGCGACCCGTGAGCGGGTCCTCGCCCAGTGGCACCGCGCCGACAAGACCCTCGCCGCCTCTCCGCTGCGGCCCGAGCAGGCGACGGAGGTGCTGTCATGACCGACCGTCTGACGCCCGAAGGCGAAGCCGAGATGAAGCCGGTCGGCTACTACTGCGACCACTCCGATGAGCCCCACGACGCCCGCACCCACCACGACTGGGTGTTCGTCGAGGGCGAGGGTTTCGTCTTCCAGCACCGGCCCGAGACGACGAGCGCTCTCACCTTCGTCGACCGGCCGTACCTGAAGGCGCAGGACCAAGAGACGCGCTGCCCCCGCGCGGTCCCCGTGTACCCGGGAACGACCGTGGACGCCGAGCTGGCCGCGGTCCGCGCCGAACGCGACGAGGCGCGGGCTGAGCTGGCGAAGCGCCCGAACCGGTACCGCGCGACGCCCGCCGAGGTCGACTGGTTCCTGCGGAAGATCCTCACCGAGGAGACGCTCCTCAACTACCAGCGCGCCATCGGCAACAGGGCCGTCGAGGAGGCGGCGAAGGACCAGCGGTCCGACACGAACCTGCGGCAGCTTGAGGGCGCGCAGGAGCTCGCCACCTACGGCCGCGAGCTCGCCGACTTGATCGACCCGCTGAAGGACGGCGGCCACTACCCGTCGCGGCTGCTCTGCGCCCGGCACAACGGCTTCAACCCCTGCCCCGGCGCGCCCCGCTGCACTCCGCGCGAGGACGAGGAGGCGGCCCGGTGACCCGCCCGATCTCCGCCCTGGACGTGCCGCTGCCCGTCGTCGAGGCCGAGGCCGAGCGTCTGTGGCAGGAGCGCGACCGCCGCATCGCCGCCCTGCAGTTCCGCCAGGCCGCCGAGCGTGCGACGGATCCGAAGGACCAGCTGGTCTACCGGCTCGACGCCCGCCTCGTCCGCCACCCCGAACTCCTCGCGACCGACGACACCTACCCGGGCTTCGCCGAGTGGATCGCCGCCCGCGAAGCCGACAACCGCCGCGCCCGCACCGCCAAGGAGACGAACCGATGACCGACTACCCGGAGATCGCCGCCCGGTTCGCCCGCGACACGGCCGGCCACAAGATGACCGTCCTGCATGACGACGGCCTCTACCGGCACCTCAAGTTCATGAACCCCGAGCACGGCAGCATCGGCGCCTTCCAGCTCATCACCTGGCCGTACAACCTGGTGGTCAAGACGGGGTGGACGTTCCACTTCGACATCGACGCGACCGAGGACATGTTCGAAGTCTTCCGTCGTACAGCCCGCACTGGGGAGATCAACCCCGGCTACTGGGAGCAGAAGGTCCGCGCCGGACGCGACGAGATCGAGGGCTACGAGCCAGACCTCCTGAAGTGGGAGATCGCGACGACGATCGCGCAGTGGATGCGTGACGACCTCGAAGTCCGAGTGTCGGCGCAGGCCCAGAAGCTGGGCTTCACCCCGGCAGAGCTGAAGACCACGCCCGGCATCCGCAAGGAACTGGCCCGGCAGGTCCGCCAGGAGTGGCGGACTGCCAACCGACAGCTCCGCGAGGCAGTGCACGACCACTTCTTCAGCGACTTCGCCGACTACAACATCGAGTACGAGGAGGAGGCCCACCGCGCGCTGCACGACTTCTCGTACCGCCCCGAGGGCGACGACAGCGAGTACCCGTACTACTTCGCCGACTGGCACGAGTGGCAGCTGAAGGACTTCACACCTGGCTTCCTGTGGTCCTGCTACGCGATCCGCCGCGGCATCGACCTGTGGGACGCCGCCCGCAAGCCGGCGGAGGTGGCCGCATGACCGCCGCCGTGACCCGCCTCGCTGAACTGGCCCGTCCGCTGGCCCTCGTTCGTCTCCTGCTGGCCGACCACCCGAACCTGCCCGCACCCCACGTCGAGGTGTCACCGCACAGCCCGGACCGCCTGACGCTGTCCGTACACGGCGACCTGCGCGCGTTCGAGGCGTGGCGGGAGGCCCTCGGCATCGAGCCGGCCGCCGTCCGCCGGAACCTGCAGTCCGGCGACACCACCATGGTCCTGTCGGGCTTCGGGGAGATCGCGGACGCCAAGGTCGAGTTGGTCGGCTACAGCCCCAACCTGGCACTCCTTGCGGCGGTGGCGTGATGGCTTCCCCGATCCGTCTCGCCGACATCGTGGAAGACGCCCTCATCCGCGTCTACACGGAGGCCCACCGGGAGTTCGGCCCGGATGAGCGCGCATGGACGCCCGGCCAGGTCCGCGAGTACGAGCTGCGCCTCGACGCCGCCCGCATGGACCCCGAAGCGGCGGTCGCGTGATGACAGATCTCCTCGACCTGCCGCCGACGCCCGACACCGCGGACCCGGTGATCCTGCCCGGCCTGCTGTCCGGCCTCGGCCTCACCAGCCGGCCCGTACCCGCCTGGATCACCGACCCGGACCTGATCGCCTCCATAGAGGCCGGACTCATCGAGATCGACGACGACCCCGTGGACGGCGACGCCAACACCCGCTGTGAAAGCTCTGTCAACGAAGGAATCGAGCTGTGAGCGTCAGCCTGCTGCCGATACGCCTCGGCCACCTCCGCCCCGAACGGACCGCCCGCCGACACCGCGCCGTCGACGAAGTCGCCCGGCTCCGCGGCCTGCTGGAAGGAGCCCACGCCCTCATCGCCGGACTGCAGCTGCAGCTCCACGACAAGGACCAGGCCCTCGCCGACACCGCAGCCAAGCAGGCGGAGGCAGAGGAGATCGTCGTCCAGCAGCAGGCCGACATCGACGAGTTGACCGAGCAGCGCGACGTGCTCCGCGACCAGCTCGCCGCCCTCCGCGTCCGGTTCGGCCCGGAGCTCGCGGCCGAAGCGAACGCCAACGCGATCAGCGTGCCGCCGATGGTCCGCGACACCAGCGCCATCGAGGACCAGGCCACCGCACCGATCGACGTCCTACCGCTCTGGCAGGCGCTCGGCATCGGCCCCGTCACCGACCCAGGGCGCATCCACTGACCCGCCGGTCGGGCGGAGACGCGATCCCGCCCGGCCGGCGCCCAAGCCACAACCCCATAGACGGCCGTGTCGAGCGCCACCCCCAGCGCTCCGCGGCCAGCCGAGGCCCCGCCCTCCCATCCCCCGAGAGGGCGGGGCCCGGCACCACCCATCCCGAAAGAAGGACCGATGAGCCTCACAGACACCACCAGCCCCACCATTCCCGCCGAGGTCGCCGCGCACGTCCTCTCGCACTTCGGCCGCGGCGGCTACCCGGCCGGCGACTGGACCGAGACCCTCATCACGCTCATCGACCGTGCCGACATGGCCAACCGAGCCAAGCTCCTCTCCGCGTTCCCCGAGTACGGGCGCGCGATCCTGCTCGCCAAGTACGACGAGGAAGGAATCGCCACCCTCCAACGCATCGCCCAGGGCGAGACGGTGGCCGTCGACTCCAGCCCGAACGTGCCCTTCTGATGAGCCCCCTCGCCTGCCGCCAGTGCGGCAATACCGACGGCCCGTTCACCCGGGACGGCCTCTGCGAAGACTGCGCGGACGGTGACCAGTGACCGCCGCCGTGGAAGCGCCGGCTGAGGCGCCCGCGCTGGGCCTGCACACCGAGCTGTCGAACGAGGCGTACCACGCGGACAAGACCTCGCTGTCCTCGTCCGGCGCCCGGAAGATCCTGCCGCCGTCCTGCCCCGCCAAATTCCGCTACGAGCAAGACAACCCGCAGCCCGCCACCAAGACGTTCGACTACGGCAACGCCGCCCACAAGCTGGTCCTCGGCAACGGACCCGCCCTCGAGGTCGTGCCCGGCGCCCGCTGGGACACCGGCAAAGCCAAGGCCCACATCGCCGAGATCCGCGAGCGCGGAGGAATCCCGCTCAAGGACCACGAGATGCAGATGGTCAAGGACATGGCCGCCGCGATCCGCCAGCACCCCCTCGCCGCCGCACTTCTCGACCCCGCCTACGGGGCGCCCGAGCAGTCCGGCTTCTGGATCGACGAACCCACCGGGATCCGCCGCCGCGTCCGCTTCGACTGGCTGCCTTCCATCCAGTCCGGCCGGCTGATCATCCCCGACTACAAGACCGCCACCGACGCCAGCGAAGACGCGATGCAGAAGGACATCGCCAAGTACGGCTACAACTGCCAGGCCGCCTGGTACGAGGAGGCCGCACAAGCCCTCGGCCTCGGCGGAGCGGATGCCGAGATGCTCCTCATCGTCCAGGAGAAGAAACCGCCCTACCTGATCAACGTGATCGGCATTGAGTTCTTCTCCCGCGAGATCGGCCGCGCCAAGAACCGCGTCGCCATCGAGACCTTCGCCGAGTGCACATCCACCGGCTACTGGCCCGGCTACGCCGACCACAACCCCAACTACCTCGCCCTGCCCGGCTACGCCGAGGCCCGCGACAAGGAGCTGTACCTCCCATGAGCTTCCCCGCCCAGATGCCCGCAGCGCCGGGCGCCGACCGCATCGGCCAGGCCACCGCAGTCGAGCAGTCCCGCGCCGTCGCAGAAGTCCAAGCCGCCATCTACGTGGCCCGCCAGTTCCCCCGCGACGTCGGCCGCTCCCGGGCCGCCATGCAGGCCGCCTGCGGATCCATGGCCCTCGCCGAGAAAGCCTTCTACCGGTTCCCGCGGGCCGGCGGAGCCGTCGAGGGATCGACGATCCACCTCGCCAAGACGCTTGCCCAGGCGTGGGGGAACATCCAGTACGGCGTCTCCGAGATGCGCCGTGACGACGACCACCGCCAGTCCGAGATGCAGGCCTGGGCGTGGGACGTCGAAGCCAACACCCGGCACGTCCTCACCTTCGTCGTCCCGCACGCCAAGTTCGCCAAGGGCAAGGTCGAAGCCCTCATCGACCTGCGCGACATCTACGAGAACAACGCCAACAACGGCGCCCGCCGCCTCCGCGAGGCGATCTTCGCGGTGATCCCGGACTTCTTCATCGACGAAGCCGAAGAGCTGTGCCGGGAGACCCTCGCCAAGGGCGACGGCAAGCCCCTGCCCGAGCGCATCGACGGCGCCGTCAAGGTGTTCCAGCAGCTCGGCATCAACCCCGACCGCCTGGAGCAGAAGCTCGGCCGCCCCCGCGAGCAGTGGAACGGCGCCGACATCGCCCAGCTGCTCATCACCCACAAGTCGATCCAGCGCCGCGAGATCGCACTCGACGAAGCCTTCCCGCAGGCCCGCATCACCGGCGGCGAGATCACCAGCAAGAACGGCGCCGGCCGCAAGCAGGGCCCGCCGGACGACGACCCGTGGGCTGGCCAGCCCACCAAGTAGCCCGCACACGCGACAGGGCCGCCCGCGGGCGAATCGCGGGCGGCCCCATAACCCGACAAGGAAACCACGCCATGCAGCGTCTGCCGTACCACGACGACCGAAACGACCTCCGTCAGGGCTTGCTCGACGCGAGCCGCGACTACTTCCCCGCCACTGGAGCGGCCGGAGCCAACGCAGACCCGGCCCTGCGCATGGCCTGCGTCCTCGGCTCCGGCTACGCCTACAACCTCGCCGCCGCCGTCGAGTGGGTCGCCCGCAACGTCAGCGAGGACGCCGCCGACGAGCTCGCCGCCTGGCTGTCGAACTCGCTGACCAACGGCGACGAGGACGGACTCAACGAGGACATCGAGCAGACGGAGTCCGCGTCGTGACCGCCACTGTGCAGCCCGCCCTCGACGGCACCGTGCCCGAGCAGCGGAAGACGAAGACCCGGCAGCGCGCCGAGGACTACGAGACCTGGCTGGCCATCGTCTGGCCCGCCTTCATAGCCGCCGCCGCTTCCGGCCGCACCTTCACCACCTACGAGATCGCCGACGCCCACCAGCTGCCCGACCCGCCGAACCCGCAAGCCCACTGGGGCCGGCTGATGACCCTCCTGAAGGACGAGGGCTACGTGCGGACCGCCGGCTGGGCCTGCAGCAACCGGCCCACCGCCCACCACAGCGGAGTCCGCACCTGGCGCGGCACCGCCGCCGCGAGGAGGGCCGCATGACCCCGCTGGTCGCCGTCGTCCTCGCCATCGCCATCGTCGCCGCCGGCCTCCGCCTCCACGACCGGCTCACCATCCGCCGCGGCCTCCAACGAGCCGACGACTACCTCCGCCACCCCGAACTCCGCCACGTCATCGACCACTTCGACCAGCCCCGGAAGGAGGAAACCCCGTGACCGAGCAGCTCCTGGGCGGCCGAGTCCGCGGCCACCGCCCCACCTTCGTCCCGCCGACGACCGAGGACGAGTTCAGCACCGAGACCATCGACTGGTACGCCGTCGAACGCGCCATCAGCGGCGAAGACCCCAGGCCCCCGCTGAACCAGGACGAACTCCGCGAGGCGGCCCTGTGGTTGCGCCGCCACGACATCCCGCGCGCCGCGGTCTCCACCCGCCTCTGCGTCTACGAGCGCCTCGTCCGGGAGTGGGAAGCCGAGGCCGGAATGCTCGACCCGGACCAGCTGTGCACCCGTGACGGCTGCGGCAAGGCCCGCGCCGGCCGCGGCCTGTGCACCGTCCACCTCACCGCCGACCGCAAGTGGCGGCAGGCCATCGCCAGCCTGGAGGTGGCCGCATGACCAGCGACTGGCGCCACCGCGCGGCCTGCCTCGACGAAGACCCCGAGCTGTTCTTCCCCGTCGGCGACTCCGACCAGACCCGCCTGCAAGCCGAAGACGCCAAGCGGATCTGCCGCGCCTGCCCCGTCATCGAGCAGTGCGCCCAGTGGGCCATCGACAACCGCATGGACAGCGGCGTCTGGGGAGGCCTCGACGAAACCCAGCTCCGCAACATCCGCCGCCACCGCGCCCCCTCCAAGAGGCGCCCGCCCGCCCGCTGCGGCACCCGCCCCGGCTACAAGCGCCACCTTCGCGAACACACCCCCATCTGCGACGCCTGCGCCGACGCCAACCGCACCTACGCCAACCAACGACTGCAGACCCTGAAGGAAGCCGCCTGATGAGCCTGACCTTTACCGACATCTTCTGCGGCGCCGGCGGCTCATCGACCGGCCTCGTAGCCGCCGGGTACGAGCTGAAGCTGGCGGCCAACCACTGGCAGCGGGCCATCGAAACCCACGCCGCGAACCACCGCGACGCCGACCACCTGTGCGCCGACATCAACAACTACGACATGCGGCGCCTGCCCAAGACCGACATCCTGTGGGCCTCCCCGATCTGCACCGAGATCAGCCCCGCAGGCGGACGCAAGCGCAAGCCCGTCCACGGGCAGATCGGCATCGACCTCCAGGACTACGGCGTCGTCCCCGACGCCGCCTGGGAACGCACCAGGGCCACCGCCTACGACGTCATCCGAGCCACCGAAGTCCACCGCTACAAGGCCATCCTCTGCGAGAACGTCCTCGAATTCGTCGTCGACTGGGAGTTGTTCGACTGGTGGCGCAAGGGCATGGAGATGCTCGGCTACAACAGCCAGATCGTCTCCGCCTCCTCCGCGCACATCGGCGCCGGTGACAACCTGCCCGCCCCACAGTGGCGCGACCGCATCTACGTCGTCTTCACCCGCAAGGACATCCCGCTCCCCGATCTCAAGCCGCGGCCCGCCGCCTGGTGCACCGAGTGCGACGAACAGATCCTCGCGGTCCAGTCGTGGCGCAACGGCCGCACCGTTGGCAAGTACAAGCAGCAGTACGACTACCGGTGCCCCAACAGCAAGTGCCGTCACGCCATCGTCGAACCCTACGTCCGCCCGGCTGCCTCGATCATCGACTGGTCGAACCTCGGCGTCCGTATCGGCGACCGCCCAACCCACGGGCTGCGGCCCCTCGCAGCCAACACCGTCAAGCGGATCCGCGCCGGCCTCGACCTCCTCGGACGCCAGCGCATGGTCCTCACCGTCAACCACGGCGGGCACGACGGCCGCGCCTACCCCGCCGACGCGGCCCCGCTCGCCGCACGCACCGTGAAGATCGGCGACGCGGTGCTCGTCCCCGCGGGCGGCACGTGGAACACCGAGCCGACCAGCACGTCGGAGCCGATGCGAACCCGCCTGGCGAACCCCAAGGGGTTCGAGGCACTGCTCACGCCGCCGCAGGCCGACGACTCGTTCATCGTCACCCTGCGCCGAAACGCGACGTCCGCGCCCGTGTCGGAACCGGTGGACACGGTCACCGCCAAGGGCCGCCACCACTGGCTGGTGATCCCCTACCGGAACGCCGCGACCCGCACGACGGGGCAGCCGCTCCACACCCTCGGCACCAAGGACTCCGCCGGACTCCTCGAGCCGGCCCCGGCCCTCGAGGACTGCCACTACCGGATGATCCAGCCGCGCGAGCAGCTCCTCGCCCAGCGCTTCCCCGGCGACTACATCGTCCACGGCAACAAGGGCGAACAGACCATGCAGGCCGGAAACGCCGTCAGCTGCAACGTCGCCCAGTGGGTCGGCTCCCGCGTCTGGGACGCCCTCAACCGCACCGCAGCCACCGCCGCCTAGCCCGCACACGACAAAGGCCCCGCCACAGCGGGGCCCGGAGGAGACAGAGAGGAGGAGGGGATGTCAGGACGACTTGGATGCAGGGGCGATCTTCGCAACCCACTCGCGGGTGAAGCCCGTCAGGCGGGCCAATGCCGACGGCCCCTTGCCGGCGGCGCGGCCTTCGACCAGCAGTGCACGCAGCTCGGCGTCGGCGTCGTTGAAGGCTTTCTCGGCGCGGGCCCGCTTCTTGGCTGCGGCCTGAATCCTCTCGTCCAGCTCGTCCATGTCCCACATGGTGGCACAACTCTCCGTGTTCGCGCTACGCGACCGCGCATTGAGGTCGCGAATCTCGTGCGCGAACGGTATTCTCACTCATGCAACATCGCTTCCCACTCAGGAGTGCGCATGAGGCACCTCCGCCTCGTCATCGACGAGCCCCAACCGGAGCCCTATGAGGTGACCGCCACCCCCGACTGGCCCCCCGTCGCGATACCCGGACGGCCCGGCTGGTGGCGGCACTACATCGACGGCCAGCAAGTCGACCTCCCCACCAACAACCCACAGGACTGAAAGGAGGACCGCGTGAACGAGATCGCACTACCGACGCAGGAAGAGGCACGCGCCCTCACCGACCGCATCAAGATCGCCGTTGAAGGCACCTGGCAGCTCATCCGCGAGGCCTACACCAGCCGTACCTGGGCGGTCCTCGGCTACGACACCTGGGACGCCTACTGCACCGCCGAATTCGGCGAGACCCGTCTCCGGCTGCCGCGTGAGGAGCGGCAGGAAGTCGTGGCTTCACTGCGGGACTCGGGTCTGAGCGTTCGGGCCATCGCGTCCGCCACAGGCCTGAGCCGCGGGTCGGTGAGCAACTCACTCACCGAGGTGTCCAATTCTGGACACCTGCCCTCGAAGGTCACCGGCACCGACGGCAAGACGTACACCGTCATCCGCGAGCCGGAGATCGTCGACGCCGAGCTGGTCGACGAACCCGCCCGTCCCGAGCCGCCGAAGCAGAAGCGGCGCCCGCTGCCCGAGGCGTTCACCGACGCCGGCCGCGACCTCACCCGAGCCGCCGAGCGCCTCGCCCGACTCACCGAAGACGACCGGTTCGCACGCAACCGGGAGAACACCCACCACCAGGTGCCCGAACTCCTCGGCGCCCTGGAACACACCACCCGCCTCGTCACCGCCATGAACCTTCCGGCCGCCGAGGCAAGCGAAGAGGCCCGCCGCTGGTGGGCGACGAGCCTCCACAAAATCAGCGACGCCCTCACCGACGTCGCCAACTCCCTCGAAAAGGAGCTGTAATGCCTAGGAACACCGTACCCGGACTCACCAGGGAGAAGCCCGAGTACACCGTCGTCGAGGTCACGCCGAAGCTCGCCGAGAAGTGGCTCAAGCAGAACACCCACAACCGCAAGGTTCGGGAGAACGCCGTCTTCGGCTACGCCCGCGACATGGAAGCCGGCAAGTGGGCCGAGAACGGCGAGGCCATCAAGTTCGCCAAGGACGGCACCCTCCTCGACGGTCAGCACCGGCTGCACGCCATCGTCCTCTCTGGCGTCACCCTGCGGATGCTCGTCGTAACCGGCCTTGAGATCGTCACGCAGGAAACGATGGACGACGGCCGCAAGCGCACGGTCGCCGACGCACTCACCCTTCGCGGCGTACCCAACGCCGTCCAGCTGGCCGCCATAACGCGGCGAGCTCTGATGTGGAAGCAGGGCGTCTACCGCAACGTCGGAAGCCGGCCGCCGACGAACGCCGAAACCCTCACCTTCCTCGGTGAACACCCGGAACTGAAGGACTCCACCAGCATCGCCGTCTCCCTGCGCAAGGCGGTAGCCCTCCCCTCCTCCGTCGTCGGACTCACGCACTGGCTGTTCAGCGCCATCGACAAGGACGACACCGACTGGTTCTTCGACCGGCTCGGCACGGGCGCCAACCTCGAGCAGTTCCACCCTGTCTGGACGCTCCGGAAGCGCGCCTACGAGATCAGCAACGAGCCAGGCCGCGTGCCCGAGGACATGCTCCTCGCCTTCGTCATCAAGGCCTGGAACGCCTACCGCGACGGCAGCCAGCTGCGGCTTCTGCGCTTCACCCCGGGCGGCGCCAACCCGGAGAAGTTCCCCCAGCCCAAGTAGTCGAACCCGCGGGGCCGCCATGTGCGGCGGCCCCGCCTCGCCCCCTATCCACACCGCCTGAAGGAAGACCGACTCATGGCGCGCATCCGGACGATCAAGCCGGAGTTTTTCACCTCGCTGACGATCGCTGACCTCACGCCGGAGCAGCGGCTCACCTTCATCGGCTTGTGGACGCACGTCGACGACGCCGGCCGCTGCGTCGACGACCCCCGCCTCATCAAGGCCGCGGTCTGGCCGCTCGACGACCGCACCGCGGCCGACATCGAGATCGACCTGAAGGCACTCACTGAGTCCTCACTGATTACTCGCTACACCCTCAATCGGAAGCGGTACATCGCCGTCACGAACTGGCGTGAGCACCAAAGGATCAACCGTCCGACGGACAGCAAGCTTCCGGCCCCTGAAGAGGGCGATCCGACCCCTCCCGACCCTGTGACCAGGCACAACAGTGACTCACTGAGCCCTCACGCACACCTCGGTGAGGGCTCACCACAGGAAAGGAAAGGAAAGGAAGGGAACAGGGAAGGGAAGGGAAACCCCCCTACCCCCCGGCAGTCGTCCGACAGTCCCACCGTCGCGCAGACGGACGAGAGGGCAATCGAAGACCGGATGACCGACGCCTTCCTCAACCGCTTCGCCCGCGGCAACTCCTACAGCCGACGCCAGGTCCGCAAGGTCATCGCTGACGCTCTCGCCAACGAGACAGACCCCAGCGAGCTGTGGCAGGCCCTCGAGCGCCTCGGCTCCCTCTCGAAGCCCGTCAGCGCCGGGACCCTCCAGTTCGCCTTCTCCGAGATCCGCCAGGCGCACAACGCCGCCAACGTCATCGCCCTGCCCTCCGGCCAGCAACTGTCCGGCACCGACGCGAAGGTCGCCGGCTGGGCAGCTGTCGCCGCGCAACTCGCCGAGCAAGGAGACTCCGCGTGAACCCGACCGAGGCCGCCGAACTCCTCGGCCACGCCGCCGCCTTCGACAACCGCAACCCGTCCGCCGCCGCCGCTGTGGCTTGGGCCGCCGCCCTCGAGGACGTCCCGCTCGACGCAGACGCCAAGGCCGCGGTCGCCATGTACTACCGGACCCCTCCACAGAACCCGAACGAGCGGCTGTGGATCCTGCCGCACCACGTCCGCACCCTCCGCACGAAGATCCGCAACGAGCGGCTGGAGAACTTCCAGTACGAGCCCGTCCCTGACGAGACTGTCGGCGAGTACTTCGCCCGCTACCGCGGCCAGGTGCAGGCCATCGCCTCCGGGCGCATAGCCACCCCCACCGGCGCCCGGGCGCTCGAGGGCGGCCCGTCGACGGAGTTCATGGCCGAGCTCGAGGCCCGCGGCTGGCAGGGCAACCGGACGGTGCCCGACTCCGACGACGAGGACGGCGAGGCCGCAGAGCTGATCGACACGGTGCGCCGGTCCGGCCCGCTCGGCGTCGTCTGCCCGATGTGCTCAGCGGAGATCGGCCACCCCTGCAAGTCCAGCCACGCCACGAAGAAGTTCCCGCTCGGCCGGCCGCTCACCAAGCCGCACACCGCGCGGATCCGCGAGGCCGCCGGGGAGACGCAGCAGACAGCCGAGCAGCGGGCCGCCGAGGAAGAGCGGATCCGGGCCGCCTCCGCCCGCGCCCTCCAGCAACTGCAAGACCAGGAGATCCCCGACGCCGAGATCGTCAACGAGACGGCGTCATGACCAGCTTCGAACCCGAGGAGACCGAATGACCACCCGCCGCCCCGCCGCCCCGATGCCGGAGTCGATCCGCCACGGCCTGCGCGCCAAGCAGCATCCGGCCCGCGCGGTCGAGTGCCCGCACTGCGGTGCCGCCGCGCACCGGCCGTGCGTGGTCCGCTCCCGGAACACGGTCCTCGCCCAGCCGCACCCGCAGCGGGTCTCCGCCTGGGCGCAGACCACCGCCTGCTGCCCCGAATGCCAGGTCACGCCGACCGCGCCCTGCCACGACGACGGCCGCGCCCGGGCCACCGTCCACAACCGCCGCTACCAGGAAGCAGAGGAAACCGCCGCATGAGCACCTACCCGCCCGCCGATGACCGACTCCGCCACCTGATCGCCCAGCGGATCAACTGCCACGTCGACACCTGGAAGCTCGCGTTCTTCATCGCAGACGCCATCCGCGACGACTCGGACGTCTGCCGCGAGATCGACCGCATCGGTGCCGCACACGCAGTCGGCCAGCCCTGCGGGGACCGCAACTGCCGTTCGTGCTTCACCATCACCGTGACGGGAGTCGACTCGTGAAGGTCCGTGCCGACATCGCCGCCCTGATCCGCGAGGGCCACACCAATGCCTCCATCGCCCACCGGCTGCACTGCGGCGCCAGCACCGTGGCCAGGGTCCGCGAAGCGCTCCGCCTCCCGCCCGCGGACAAGCTCGGCCGGATCTACGCCGAAGCCGTGCCCACCGGACGCGGCGCCTACCGCACCGCCGGCGCCGTACCGCTCAGCCCCGCACAGCAGCAGGCCAACCGTGAACGGCTCCTCGCCGCCCTCCGAGACGAGGCCGCCTGATGCCCCGCCGCCGGTGGCTGCCCCACCCGCCCGCCACCGTCAACCGCCCCCGCCCGTGCCCGACCCGCCTGCCCCGGTACGCGACCCGCTGGCTGGCGCTCGCCGCCCTGCCGATCGGCGCCGGCGACGCCCGGATCACACCCGCCGCCTGCCCACGCTGCGGCGAATGGCACCACCAGCAGGGCGCGTGACGGCGTGTTGGAGGCCGCCCGAACCGAAACCCACACCCGACAGGAGACGACCATGAGTAGCCCGCCCGCCTACTACCAGGACGAGCAGGTGACGCTGCTCCTCGGTGACGCCCTGGAGCAGCTGCGCACCCTGCCGGACGGCTCGGTCGACTGCATCGTCACCAGCCCGCCCTACTTTGGCCTGCGCGACTACGGCACGCCCGGCCAGTACGGGCTCGAGGCGACGCCCGCCGAGTACGTCGAGACGATGCGCGCCCTGTTCGCCGAAGCGCGGCGCGTCCTCGCCGACGACGGAACGCTGTGGCTCAACCTCGGCGACAGCTACGCCTACCCGCCCGGATCCGCGGGACGACAAGGCGCCACCGGGCAGCGCGCAGATCGAACCTTCACCGCCGAGGGCCTCCGCGGCACCCGGGCACTGCCGCCGAAGAACCTCCTGATGATCCCCGCCCGCGTCGCCATAGCCCTTCAGGACGACGGATGGATCCTCCGGAACGAGAACGTCTGGTGGAAGCGGAACGGCATGCCTGAGAAGGCCCAGGACCGGCTGACCAGCCGCCACGAGAAGGTCTACCTACTGGCCAAGCAGCAGGACTACTGGTTCGACCTTGATGCCGTCCGCCTGCCGATCACGGCGGAGCGCGCCCGGCATGACCGGAACGCCCACCTACATGATCACCGGTACGCCGCTGAAGGAACGAACCACGGAATCGGTCCGACGACCCTGCACCGCACGTCGAACCCCCTCGGATCCAACCCCGGCGACGTTTGGGACATCCCCACCCGCCCCTATCCGGCCGCGCATTTCGCGACGTTCCCGATCGACCTGCCGCTGCGCTGTATCAAGGCCGGCTGCAAGCCAGGCGGGACCGTCCTCGACCCGTTCAGTGGCTCGGGCACGACCGGAGCCGCGGCCCGCCAGCTCGGCCGGAAGTACGTCGGGATCGACCTCAACCCGGCGTACCACGACCTTGCCAAGGATCGGTTCGTGCAAGGCGTCCTCGACTTCGGCGCCGCATGACCGCGCACGGCAGCCGGCCGCGGGGCTATCGCGGCCGGCTGCCTACCCCGAACCCAACCACACCCCGAAGGAGAACCATGCCGGTCAAGACTCACACCTGCCTCACCGTCGCCTGCGACGTCTGCGGCGAGAAGTACACGCCCGACGACTACACCCCGCACTTCCGCGACCTGGCCGAGGCCCGCGACTGCACCCGCGGCGAGGGCTGGACCGTGACCGCCGACGGCAAGATCTACTGCGCCGCCGAGGACATCGCCCATCAGGCGTTCCTCGACGCGCTGATGCCGCCCGAGCCCGTGATGCAGGTCCCGGGACAGCTCGGCTTCGACGGCAGCGAGGAAGGCCGGTGAGCGCCAGCATCCGCCGCCGCGCCCGCTTCCGCTCGGTGTACGTGAACGGCTGCCCCGTCTGGGAGTGCAGCCGCTGCGGTACCCGCCGACTCCCCGCGACCCGGCCCGAAGACCTGGCCGCCCATGAGGCCGTGTGCGGGCAGCCCGCCGGGCCTGCGCCCGCGTGACCGCCGTGAGGGGCGCTCAGCGCCCGCTGTAGCGCCCGTCGCCGCCCCCGACGACTCCAGGCCCCGCCAGCCCCTCCCCAGAGCCGCACAGGCCCGTACAGCCCCGCCCGCGCCCACACCAGGCGCCAGCCCACCCGAAAGGCCCAACACCGTGATCCGCGAAGACCGATTCCTGATCTCCCGCAAGCCCTACGCCGTCGACTTGTCCAGCCTGCGTCTGCGCGAGGACACCGAGACTGGCTGGTTCGACGGCCGGATGACCGCCGTCTGGTTCCGCCGCAAGCAGCGCGTGACCGTCGCCTGCATCGGCACCCTGTGGGACCACCAGAAGCCCGCACCCGCTGATGCGCTGGAGTTCCTCGCCCGGCACGACGACGGCCGGTATGGCGGCAACTGCCTCGGCCGCTGGGACGGCACGGGTTACTGGGGCGCAGAGGTGCCCGACGTCCAGGAGCAGCACCTCGCGATCCTGCGCCCGATGCTCGCAAACTTCCCGGCGATCCCGCCCGGCTACGACGGCTGGTGGACGTTCCAGGGCGGTGCCCGATGACCGCTGAGAAGCCGCGGCGCCGCCCGCAGCCCCGCTACGTCAACCGGCGCGCACTGGCGCTGCTGTTCTTCAGCTTCCGCGGCCTGATCCCCGCCTGCGTGATCGCCGACGCGCTCGAGGAGAAAGCCCGCCGCGAAGGCCGGCCCCTGCCACCGCTCGACGGGAGGCGGCCGTGACCACCCACTGGTACGTGCCCGAGCCATGCGACACCGCCGAACCGGACACGATCCCCGTCCTGCCGGGCGGATACCTCGACCTGATCCGGCAGATACCCGACTCGGAGCTGCAGCGGATCGAGGACGTCGACGTCGCCCTGGAAGGAGTCCTCTGATGAAGCGCCAGCACCCCACCGTCCGCGCCCCAAAGGCCAACCAGCAGGAGCGGGCTCAGCGCCGAACCACCATTGACGTGCTGCTGCACCGGGCCATCCACGGCGTGCTGTCCACCACCGAGGCGTCACTCCTCGCCGAGTACGTGCGGGCCGAGCAGCAGCTCGCCGACAAGACCCGCCGCACCCTCACCGACACAACGCAGGCCCTGCAGCGGCACCGGGAGGCCGCCGACGCCGTGATCCAGGCGCTCGAAGCCCGCATCGACGAACTCACCACCCCCCGTCAGGAGACCGCCGCATGAGCGAGACGAACAGTGATGGCCTGACGCTCGGCCAACTCCGTCGGGAGCTCGCCCACCTCGTGTCCCTTGCCGACACCGCCGAGCGCCCCAAGCCCGACGCCATCAACCCGCCCGGGCACGGTATGGCCGGACACGAGTGGCGCGTCGCGCAGGAAGCGCCTTTCGCTATGAGGCCTCCGCTGTGGGTTGTGCGCTCGGTCGACGACCCGGAGACCCGCGAGAGCGTCTACGTCGCCCAGCCGGACCCCTACGTGACCTACGACTGGGAGAGGCAGCTCGACTTCGTCCCCATGAGCCCCCTGGAAGCCCGCCGCCTGGCCATGGCCCTGCTCGCCGCCGCCGACCGCGCCGAGCATCTCACCGCCGGCGTGCCCCGCCTCGAAGACCACCGCAAGGAGACGGCATGACCGACCAGCCCTCCATCACCGGCTACTGCCCCGCCTGCGGTCGAGGCGACGCCGCACCCACCGCCGACGACTGGGAGCAGCAGCGGAAGCGCGCCGAGCAGCTCGCGGGCGTCCTCGACGAAGTCCTCCGTCACTTCGTCCACAAGGGACACCCCGGCGAACCCTGCCTGCAGACCGGGTGGATCAGCGAGAAGACCGTCGCCCGCTGGCGCGCCGCCCTCTACCAGCCGGCGCCCGCCGACGAGCCCAGCCCGGCCAACGAGGCACAGTTCGGCAGCCAGGAATGCACCTGCATCCCGTGGACCCGGAGGGGCGGCACGGCCCGCGACTGCGGACCGAACGAGACCGTCGATGACGTCGCCGGCTGGGAGCGACGCAGCGACTGCCCCCACCACGCCCCACCCGCCCGCGATACCGGGCCGACCGTGCGGGAAGCCGCTGCCCAGGACAAAGCCCACTGGAACGACAAGTACGCCGGGGACCAGCCGTGACCTGGCAGCGGCAGGAGTCCACCAACCAGTGCGACTCCTGCCGCGCCTACTGGCATCACGGCCAGTAAAGCTTGACGTCGTCCAGCGCTCCCCGTGGCGAGACGACCACCGGCGGGTCAACCTTGTAACCGAGCTGGCGCAGCGCCTCGGCAGCGGCCTCCGGAGCATCCCTTACGGCCGTCATCAACTGGATCTTCCGCCAGTTCTGCACGTGATCATCAATGACTGCGCGCCATCCAGGAACCGTGTCGATGGCGAACTCGCGCTTCAGGAACAGGAGCACGTCCTCAAGCGCCGGCCGCATCCGGTGACCGCCAACAGGCAGATGCATCTCCGACAGGCGCGGCAGCTTGCGCTGCCGGAAGCCCTGGCGGGGACGCCCGGCATCAGCAAGCCGGAGCAGGTAGGCCATCTCATCCCGGTGGGCGTGCACCTGGATGTGAGCGCCGGGAGGTTCCTTGCTACGACGCACGTACTCAAACCTGATCAACGGGTCGGAAATCCCAGCGTAATGGACATGGATATCGGCCTGATCAGTCGCCATGAAGGTGCTGCTGCCATCCCAGCAGCAGTAGTAGCGCGCCATGATGCTCAGCACCGGCTCGCCGTTCACGGAGACCGGGATCCGCTGAACCTTCTCATCGGCCGACATAGGGGAAACCCGCACACGATGGCCCATATTGAGGGCAGCAAAGCGCGGGGTGTCCTCCCCAAGGACACCCCGCGTCAGAGCAGTCAGATCATCAGCGAACGTAGTCGCCAGATCGTCAAGCGTTGACGTCTCCTCGGCAGTCACCGTCGAGAAGGTAGTCGATGCCCTCGATCGTGTGCCACACGTCCAGCTCGTCCATCGACAGGCTGTACACCTCGGCCCGGTCGCGCAGCTCCTCGTAGGACATGCCGACCTCGCAGAGCAGCCTGTCTCGTTGGCTGCGCAACTGCTCCGGCGTCTTATGGATCACAGTTGTCATAGTCAACCCCCAGTTCGTGGTGCCGACAGTGAAACACCACCCACTGACAACAGCGCAAGCACCCCACGGTCACAGCATCCGGGAGAGTGAAAGCCCCACAGCTAGATACCCGCCAGAGGATCCGCTAAGACCCTGATCAGAGGATTGCAGCAGCTGTTACGCCCGATGTGGCGGTATTGCTCCAGTCGAGGACAACGCGGGCGGCCCCAGCGGGGCGATGAGCTGCCTACGGCACCCACTGCTCGGAGCAGGCGAGGCAGATCCGCTTGTTCGCCCACGCCGTCCGTGCCGCCTCCGCAGCCTCCGCCCGCCGGTGGACTGCCGCACCCCACACGATGGCCGCGGCAACTGCGATCAGGCCCGCCAGGATCTGCCCCGAGAACAGGGCGACCATGCCGAGCACCGCCAGGCCTACCGCGGCGAGGACCGACCCGTCGGCCGCCGCCGGCTGCGCGTAGGTCGTCCGATGCGGCGACCCGGACGGTAGCGAATCGACGTAGTGGGACAGGAGCTGAACGTTCGACGACTGGCACTTCGGGCTCGGGCACTGCATGGCAACCTCGACGGCAGCGGCGGGAGTTGAGAGCATCAGAGTCCGGTGGGGGGACAGGGCTCGGCAAGCCACTTACGGCAGGCTGTGACGGTCGTCACCAGCCGACAGCAACAGGCGCCCCACCTGCCACAGCAGAGGGGCGCCTGTCGCCAGCCGCTACACCTCGGTCAGCTCGTAGGGTGTCGGCAGGTCCGGCAAGGCCACGCCGAACGCGCGGCCCAGCATGGCCCTCGCGAGCATGTCCCACTCCAAGGCCGGCCGCGCCTGGGGCCTGACCAGCAGCAGCGACCCGTCCGGGCGGAGCGCCGTCGCCCCGGTGAACGTCGGGTCGATGATCTGCGAGGTGGTGGTTACGTCCACGCCGAGCTCGGCGAGCAGCTGGGGGAGTGGCGTATCCATGAGGTGATCTGTCGACAAAGTCGCGGGCGTTAAGCGGGCAGGGGCTGCTACCGTCATGGAGAACTCCATCCTTCGCAGGGTTGGGTGTTGATCGGCGAGTCGCCACTCGCCGGTCGAACTGGCCGGGCGGTCGCCACCGCCCGGCCGTTCGCGTTTCAGGGCCTGCTCTATTCACTCATTCGGGCGACACGATTTCCATCCCTACTTGGAGTGAGTTGCAGGTCACACCGTCAGTGCGGCAACACGTCGTCCAGGTAAGCCTGCACCGGCTCGAAAAGGCCGTAGGGCACCAGGTCGGGGATCTCGTCGTGCGCGACCCACGCCACCAGGTCCAGCTCCTCGGCGTCCGCGACCCGGGCCTCGCCGTCGACAACCTCGCACGCGGTATAGGCCATGAACTTGCCGGTCTTCGGATGAACCCGGTCGCCGATGTACTTCACCGCCTTCACGGTCAAGGCGGTCTCCTCGAGCGTTTCCCGCACTGCGGCTTGCTCCGCCGTCTCCCCGTCCTCGACGCCGCCGGCCGGGAACTGCCAGCTGAGCTCGCCCTCCTTCACGCGGCGCCGCACCATGAGGACACGTCCTCCGTCCGTGATGATGGCGGCGCTGACGTCGGGCTTCTTTGTCTCGGTGGTCATACGGTCGCCTCCAGGGCGTCGAGGATCGGCGGGTAGATGCGGTCGGTGGGGATGAAGCGGGCGAGCTCCGCTATCGGAGCCCAGGCCACGGCGACGTTCTCCGAGCTGTCCCCATTGATCGCCTCGCCATGCACGTAATCGCAAACGAAGTAGTCGCACATTGCGTGGGTGTGGGGATGGAGTCGTTCACCCAAATGCTCGCGGACCGTGCAGTGCACGCCGGTCTCAGCCAGGGTTTCCCGCACCGCGACTTTCGATGCCGAGCCGCCCGGCTTCACGATGCCGGCCGGGAACTGCCACGCGATGTCTTCGCCGTCCTGCCTGCACACGAGCAGCACGTCACCTCCGCGGCGAACCACGGCGATCGCCACCCGCAGCGCCTGAACTTCCGGCTGCGCTATAGCCGTCCGCGACAAATGGATGAACCGCCGACGCACCGCATCACCTGCCATCGCTAAAGTCGTGTCCAGGATGCGCTGCGTTTCCTGCTGGGGAATCATGTCTGGGTTCGCGCGCCACGATGCGACGCTGCGAACCGAAACCCCGAGCTTTCCCGCGAACGCCTCCTGGGTCATTTCGAATGCGTCCTGGAGCCAGGCTGCTTTCCGCCCGGTCCACTGCTGTCCGTCCACTATCGGCTCCTCGGCCGCTTCCGTGGGCCTTGTTGCGGCGGGTCTGCATGTGGCTGCATGTCCCGCTGCAGATCACTGCATGGTGCTGCATTGGGGCTTCATGGTCTGAGCGCGTGCCCGCGCGAAGACTGGCCCCATGACGGTCTGCTCATTCACCGCGAGCGATTTGGTGGGCGCGCTGGTAGGTGACGCCACCCATGACCTGCGCGACCTCTGGCCAGGTCTTTCCTTCGTCCTTCAGGCCCTGGGCGACCTCCTGGAGGAGGGTGCGGACCAGGGTCTTGAACACCGCCTCGGCTTGCCTGATCTCCCTGTAGCGCTCGCCGAGGTCGTCGATTCCTCTGATGCGTTCGGCGAGCTGGGTGAAGTCGGAGTTCGAGGGAGTCATGCCCTGAGGGTAGGGGGCTCCGGACAGACTCTCAAGGTTCGGCTTGTGCAGACGAGTTGGGGTGCGGATGCGCTTGACGGCGACTTCGGAGGGCCCTATGGTCGAGTCATCTCAAGCGAAAACTTGAGACCGGCGCTCACTCTCACCGGACCCAGTCCGCGAGCGACGACAACAGCAAAGCGGGCCGGACAACGCGACTCTCACCTCGCGTGCCGGCCCTGACCACCAGGTTCTGACAAGGAGACCCTGTGGCTACCGAGATCGTACAGGCGCCCGTGAGCGCCGATGGCCAGGGCATGACCCCGGCCGACCGCCTCGCCCACGAGGCCGGCAGTTACGTCCGCACCGCGCCGCCCGCGCCGAAGCCGACCCGCGAGATCCTGCACCGGATCCCGGCTGGCAACCCGCGCGGCTCCTGGCCGGCGGAGGAGTTCGCCGCTCAGCAGCGCCGCGAGGGCGTGGCCGCCGAGGTCGTCCTCGACCTGCCGTCCGACGACTTCCTCGTGATCGTCGAGGTGGCGTGATGGCCTCCCGTATCGAGTTGGACGCTGCCGACCGGGCCTACGTCGATTACGCCCGCCGTCTCCTCCGCGAGACCGAGCCGGAAGCCTGCCCCGAGGGCGAGACCGCCGCCAAGGCGTGGCAGGTCGACCGGATCGGCAAGCTCCTGGCAGCCGTCGACATCCTGCTCCGCGTCATCGACGGCGGTGAGCAGCGATGAACGAGCGTGACCTGCGTGCCGTGGCCCTCGGTCATCGTCTCGCCCGTCTCCTCCGCGCCCTCGACCCCAACCCCGCCGACGCCTTCCTGGCCCTGCCGATCCACACCGTGGACGGTGTCCCCGGCGGCACCTTCCAGTGGCAGCTGACCGTGTCGGAGGCCGGCGTCGAGCAGCTGACCCAGCTGCTGGAGGCCATCGAAGACCGGCAGTGGGGCAGCCCGCAGCCGATCCGGCACCTGCGAGCCGTAGCCGGGGAGGCGTCGTGAGCCCCGCCGACCAGGGCGCGGCCGCGAAGGATCTCGCCGAGTTCACCCGGCAGCACATGGAGGCGGCGAAGCAGGCCGCCGCTGCTGCCGAGGCCGCCCGTCAGGCCGCCGCCCTCCTGAAGCGCTGAACCCCACCGACCGCCGCGGGCGCGGTCCGACAACTCCCCCCCCGTCCCGCGCCCGCGGCACACCACCAACCCCATCCCGGCATGACCAACCGAGGAGATCAGCCATGTCTTCTACCGCCCGCACCATCGCGCCCACCGCCTGGCCGGAGGGCGTCATCGCCCGCTACCTCACCGTCGGCGGCGCTCACGTCGACATCACCTACATGTGCAACGCGCTCACCCCGCCCGAGCCCTACGCAACGCTCGCCAACTGCACCGGCTGCCCGGACTCCTCCGAGCACAGCCACTACCGGATGGTCTGGGGCCTGACCGCTCAGCGTGAGGAGCGCGTCCCGGAGGCGGCCGACAAGGACGCCCGCGAGTGGGCTCAAGCCCACGCCGAGACCTGCCGCGCTCTGCCCCGCCCTACTGCCTGACCCGCCGCTTACCAAACCCCCTTCTTGATCCAGAGAGGATCCGTGATCCGTCATGTCCCCGTACCTGTTCTCCGCCGACCTGGGCGCCACCGAGATCGGCCGGAAGGCCCGCGCCGCGACCCTCGTGTCCGACCTGCAGGTGCTCAGCATCAGCGACCTGTTCGCCGACTACGCCGCCGCCCGCCGGTCCGGCGACCTGGCCCGCATGAAGGCGATCCGCGACGCGGTAAAGCGCGACCCCGCTCTCGCCTCCGAGCTCGACGGCTTCGACTACCCGGCCGCCGCCTGACCCCGAGACCGCCGCCGCGCGACCACCAACCCCCCGTCTCGCGCGGCGGCACCCCCCACTGTCCGTTCCGACCCCGAGTGAGGTCGTCATGCGCCCGTATCTGATCACCGCGAAGCCCAGTCGGCTGCGGCTTGCGGCCCGCTGGGCGGGCCGGTGGGCGCTGAAGACTCTGGCCCTGCTGGTGATGGCAGGGCTCGGCGCGCTCGTCTTCGTCGTGCGCTCCGCCCGTCCCGTCATCAACTACCTGGCCACCCGAGCCGCCTGGCTGGAGCTGTGGGCTGCGTCCGTCACCGGGATCGGCCCGGTCGGGGCGGCCATCGGCTCCGGCCTGACCGACGAGTTCATCCGCGAATTCCACCGCGCCCGCCGCGCGACCGTCTGAGAGGACACGCAGTGCCGATCACGTTCCGTAGGTCGTTCCGGATCCTGCCCGGGGTCCGCCTGAACCTGAACGCCAAGTCCTGGTCGATCACCGTCGGCCCCAAGCACGGGCCGAAGCGGACCTGGTCCAGCACTGGCCGCACCACCACCTCGATGGACCTGCCCGGCCCGTTCGGCTACCGGTCCACGCGCAGCCGGCGCAGGCGGGGGGAGTGACATGTGCTTCCTGGCCTGGGTCGCCACGTTCGTGCCGTCCCTCGTGTTCGGGATCACCGTCGGCCGAGTGGCCGCCTCCCTGGACGCGCCGCGTCCGGTGCCGTTGCTGAGCGCGATCATCGCGGCCCTCGCCGCGATGTACGTCCTCGACCACCTGATCAGCACCCTCCACGCTCACCACGCCGCTCGCCGCGGCTGAAACCCAGAGAGGACAGACCAGCCATGACTGCCAGCCCGCCGAAGGTGAACGGCCGCGCCCGGCCGCAGGCCCTGCAGGTGCTGGGGGACTGGCAGCCCATAGAGGCCACCCCCGCCACCGAGCCCAGCATCCCCGCCTCGCCCGACGACGCGCAGCCCGAGAGCGACCTGATCGCGCAGGCCGAGGCCGAGGCGATCCGCGCCCGAGCCTGGGCCGAGGCCGAGGAGCAGCGCCTGCGCGCCGAGGCCGAGGCCGACGCCATCCGCGCCAAGGCGGAGGAAGAGGCCCGCCGGCTGCGCCTCAACAACGACAAGTTGGAGCGGAAGGCTCGCGAGGACGAGGCCGCGTCCGAGGCGCGGATCGCCGAGAGCAGGAAGCGCAAGGCGGACGCCGACCGCGCCCGCGAGGAATCCGACCGGCAGGCCGCCGAGCAGCAGCAGGCCGAGGCCGAGCAGGTGGAGAAGCGGCAGAAGACCGCGAACGTATGGACGAGGTGTGCGCTCGGCTTCGCGGTCGTCTGCGCCGTTGTCGCCCTGCCGGTGCAGATGGCCGCCTTCTACAACCCGCACGCGAAGTGGCTGCTGGTCGCGCCGTTCATGCTCGAGGGCGGCGCGTGGGTGGTTCTGCAGGGTGCCCGTGCCGCGGTCGACGACCACCGGCCGCACTGGCACTACCGGCTGATCGCCTGGCTGCTCGCTTTCATCGCCGCGAGCATCAACCTCTGGCACGGCATGCACGCCTTCGACCCGGCGACCGCGATCGGTACGGCATTCGCCAGCATCGCCGGCCCCGGCGTCTGGGATCTCCACGAGCACGGCCGGATCCGGAAGCTGGATGGCAAGCTGTCCCGTCGCGAACGTCGCGCACAGCGGAAGGCGGAGCGCGCCGAGGCCGCCCGGAAGGCCGCCGAGGAGAAGCGTCGCGCCGCCGAGGAGCAGGCCGCACGGAAGGACGCAGAGGTCAAGCTGCGGCAGCTGACCGAGGATCGTCAGCGAGAGTTCCCGGACGTGTGGCACGAGGCCGTGAAGATCGCCGCCGCGGTCGGTTCGACACCGAACGACGAGGCCGTCTGGAAGCGCGCCTACCGCAACATCAAGGGCACCGACCCGGGCGAGTCCATCGAGTCCATCACCTCCCGCCTGAAGGCGGAAGCGCGCGTCCAATCTGCCCTCACCGGCACCCCCGTCAACACCCTCAGCAAGACCGCGAACGCGCAGCGTGCTTCGCAAGTGCCGGGTACCAAGCAGCCCCGCGTCTACAACCCTCCCGCGCGTCGCGGAGTGCGCACCAAGGGCGACGTGAAGTACGTGTCCGTGGCCCGTCGTCAGGCCTCCATTACCGCCCGCAACGCCGCTGCGAAGAAGGACCAGTGATGACCACCGAAGCGCACCCCGAGCTGCCCCACGACTGGGACCTGACCAAGGTCATTCCCGGCGAGCTGCACGTGCCCGACGACCTCGCCGACGAAGACATCCCGCCCGGCATCGTCGTCCCCTACGAGCCGCACACCCCCGTCCTCGCGAAGACCAGCTCCGCGGCGATGGTGGTGGCCGCCACGACCGGACGGGCGGCCGGCCTCTCCGCCCGCTACTTCGGTATCGGCCTCAAGGCCGTCTGCTTCCTCGGCTGGCGGTACGTGCGCGCCCACGACCTTCAAGAGGTCATCGGCGGCATGCAGAAGAAAGGCGACTGGAACAAAGTCGACGAAGTCCGCAAGAAGCGGTGGAAGCTCCTCGGCTGGGTCGGAGGCATCACCGCCGGCCTCAACCTGACTGGCTGGTGGGCGCTCGTCGCCGAAGCCCACATGGAGGCCATCGGCCCGGCCGCGGCGATCCCGCCCACCGGCACCGGACTTGCCCTGGCCGCCGGCATCACCGCCTACGGCCGCTACCGTGCCCACCGGCCCGAGCTCGCACCGCAGGCGATCATCGCCGACCAGGACGACCCCAACAGCGACGAGCCGTTCCCGCTCGCCGTGTGCACATCGCCCGGAATGGTCGAGGACTGCGTGTCCCGCGCGCTCGCCTGGGAAGGGATCGAAGCCCGGCAGATCCGGGCGCTCGGCTTCCGCGGCAAGTTCTGGGAGATCGACGTCATCCTCAAGGGCGCAACCCCCGGCAAGGTCAACGCCGTCGCCGACCAGCTCGACGTCCACTTCAACCTCAAGCACGGCGGCACCCTCATCGACCCCGACCCCCAGCAGTCCGCGCACATCGTGCTCCGCCTCGTCACCGGCAACCCGTTCGAGGACATGCCCAAGCCCGCCGTCCACGCCCCGAACAGCCTCGACATCGCCGACAGCCACAACTTCGGCCGCTGCATGGACGGCTCCGGCCTCGACCTGGTCCTCGAAGGGCTGCGCATCCTCGTCATCGGCGTCTCCGGTGCTGCCAAGACCACCGGTGTCCTGCGTGACCTGGCCGAGGTCATCACCGCCTGCCACAACGCGATCGCCCTCGACCTCGACCCGGTCAAGGACGGGCTCCGCGAGTTCGAAGGCGTCATGGCCGTCCCGCCGATCCGCGGCAACAAGGCCTGCGAGGAGTGGCTGGAGAACCTGGTGAAGATGGCCAAGGGCCGCAACGTCGTCCGGAACCGGCTCGGCATGGGCGACACCTGGGTGGCCACCAAGGAGCGCCCGGCGATCTTCGCGTTCGTCGACGAGTTCATCTACCTCAGTCCGAAGGCGAAGGAGCTGTTCATCGAGCTGCTGCGCCTCGGTAAGCAGTCCGGTATCTACCCGATCGCGGCCGGCCAGGACGCCACGTCCGACGCCATGGGTGACGCGATCGCCGACACCTTCACCCTGCAGGTCATGCTCGCTTCCCGCTGGGACGACATCCGCATCGTCTTCGGTCAGGGCGCCGCCGCCAAGGGCTTCCGCCCCGACCGGCTCGTCCCCGCCCAGAACAGGCAGATCAAGAACGATGCCGGCCAGTCCTATGTCAAGGGCCCTGGCCTTGACCGGCCGTTGCTGTACGGCTGGAACGAGCACAGCAACGAGGCGATCAAGCAGGCGGTCACCGATCGCATAGATGCTGGCCGACCGTGGTTCGACCGCGACACCCTTGCCGCCGCCGGGCTGCTGCACCTGGCCGATGGGGGAGCGGAGCAGAAGCTGATCTCCGGTGACCGGCAGGTCGTGTTCGACGCCATCGAGGTGATGGCGGATGCGGGCGCGGACCGGATCCGCACCGAGGCCCTTGCTGAAGCGCTCATCACGCTGAAGCCGGAGCTGTACGGCGACCTCACTGTCGCCACGCTGCGGAAGCTGCTCCGGGACGTCGGGGTCGGCGCGCCGGTGCCGATCGGCGCGATTGACGGCTTCGAGAACCCGCGCGGCTACAAGATCGAAGCGCTGACCGCTTTGACCTAGAAAGTCCACTGCTCGCGAGGTGCTCGACACTGCTCGACCGCAGGTCAGAGCTGCTCAACCCACTGCTCGCACAACTGCTCGCCGAAACCCCGAGCAGTCGCCGAGCGCCACCTTGAGCGGCTCTGACCTGCAGCGGAGCACCAGCGAGCACCAGCCGAGCAGCACGCAAACCATCACAAACCGAACGCACGGCCGAGGAGCCTCGATCATGCCCGCGAAGCGCCAGCCCGCCCGCCGCACCACCACCCAAGCCCGCCGGAAGCCCAGCACCCGCAAGCACCCCGCCAAGCGCGTCAAGATCCCCAAGGGCGGCCCGCCGCACGCCCGGCTCGCCGCAAAACTCATGCTGCACGTCGCCGCCCACCTCGACACCCACAGCGACACCGTCCGCTCCCGCAAGGACGCCGCCATCCTCCGCGCCACCCACGAAGGCTGCCCCACCTGCCACGGCAACGGACAGATCTTCACCAAGGGCAAGAACGGCGAGTTCACCGGCAGTAAGCCCTGCCCCGCCAAGCCCACCAAGCAGACGGCCAGCCGCTGGGCCGTCTACAAGGCCAGCCGGTTCGGGCCCGACAAGAACACCGGGCTGATCGGCTGGGCCTGCCCCTGCGGCAAGAAGGAGAAGCCCCGCTACCGCGACGCACGCGAGGCCACCAAGGCGCTCCGCACCCACGAGCGGCAGAAGCACGGCGGCAAGACCGTTGGCGGCGCCTGGTACGCGCAGGCCAACGAAGCAGTCGCGCAGCCGGCCCCGCAGCAGGCGCCCGCCGTATCCAAGACCGTCACCGACTCCGGCATGACCGACGAGCAGTGGATCAAGCAGAACAAGGCCATGCCTGTCGGCAAGGCCATAGCCAAGGGCCTGTGCTGGCAGTGCGCCGGCAACGGCAAGATCTACAGCGCGTTCGGCGGGCAGCAGCTCATCGTCGTCTGCGGTGAGTGCACCGGCAGCGGCAAAGCCCAGAAGCAGGCCGCATGACCACGGCGCCCACCAAGACGACGACCGCCACCCCGGTCGAACTCGACCTGGACGCGCGGCTCGCCATGGTGGGCGCGGTCATGGACGAGCGGATCTACCTCGCCCACCTCGCCATCGACGTGAACACCGCCCACCTGCCGGCCGCCGAGCCACTGCCTGAGGTCGTCGCCCCGCCGCTCATCATCCCGGCGGCCGCGCCCTGCCCGTACACGACTCCGCTCGCCGCAGTCCTGTACCAGGCGCAGGCCCGGCTCGAGGGCGGCTGGTGCACCGGGCAGCTGCGGGACGAAGCCGGGGCCGTCTGCCTCATCGGAGCGATCCGAGCCGTGGCTGCCAGCCGTGACCAGGCCGACGACGCCTGCGCTGTGCTCCTCGAAGCGATCCGCCGGGACTTCGCCGACGCCGAGACGATCCCCAGCTGGAACGACAGCCAGCGCGGCCCGCGGCTACCGCTGCTCTACCTCGGCCGCGCCGCCGAACTCGCCCACGCACGACTCATCTAACCCACCGAAAGGAACGCCATGCCCACCAGCCTCGACAACGGTCACACCTGGGACGTCCACCAAACCTACGGCCAGCTCCCCAACAACCCGACCGAATACCAGGCCCCCGGCAAGACCTGGCTGGCCGTCATCCGCGACACCACCACCGGACGGCCCCTCATCAAGTCCCAGCTCCACACCACCCGCGAGCAGGCCATAGCCGACGCCGAACGCCAGTACACCGCCAGGTGAGCTAGCCAGACACGACAGAGCCCCGGCCGTCCCCGGCCGGGGCCTTCGTCGTTGGTGCGGGTACGGCGCGGGCGAGCCACCGGTCATCCGTGACCTGCGTCGGCAGCATCACCGGCATGTAGCCAGCCTCGACCAGGCGCGCCAGCGCTTCGACGCACTCCTCGCGGCTGTCTGCCTGCACGCCGATACGGATCGCCATACCCGCAGTCTGCCGCGCCCGGCAGGGGAGCGGGGCAGGAACGGGCGAATCGCACTGCTTATGCGGTGGGTGTCTTCCTTGGTCGGCCGCCCTTGCGTGCGCGGCGTTCGGCCAGTTCCTGCTCGGCGGCCTCAAGTTCGGCGAGCTCTTGCTCGTTGCCGTGTGTGCGGATGAAGTCGCGGACGTGGGCGACGAGGTCGGCGCTGCGGTCAACGCCTTGCCGGTCGGCGGCGGTTCCGTAGGCGTCCCACATGCGGCGGGGGATGCGGAAGCGGGTGACGAAGGTGTGGTCGGTGGCGTCGGTCATGCGGCCATGTTCCCACAGGGTTTCTCTGGCGAATAGCTTGTGTAGCCACACGGTTATGGATACTGTGTAGCCACACGGAACGACCGAAGGGGGAACCGTGATCCAGTCCAACCGCACCCGCCGCGCCCAGCTCAAGGCCCGCACCCGCCAGACCCACGCCGCCGCCCGCATCGCCCGCCGCGGCACCGGCACCCTCGCCAGCCACTGCCTCGCCGCCGGCCTCGCCCCGCGCGAAGCCCGCTCCGTCGCCGGCACCCTCCGCAAGAAGGCCAAGGAACTCGGCATCACCGGCGCCCCGGCCCGCATCCACGCCGGCCGCCACATGCGGAACGACTGCCGCCGATACACCCCCACCCAGGTCGCCCGCATCGCCGTCGCCTACCGCCCCCGCAAGCCGGCCTACAAGCTCGCCGCCGCCCGCCTCGCCCTCGCCGCCTGACAGACCGGAGAACTCCATGCCTTCCACCCCCGGCCAGCCGCTCCCTGTATGGGAGGAAACCCCCGCCGAAGCCCGCCAGCACGACGACCGCTACTGGGACATCGACCGCGACTACGGCGACGAACCCGACGACCCCAGCGACCACTACTACCTCTGACCGTGCTGAAAGCCCGCCCTGTACGGGGCGGGCCTTCACGCGCGTCTCAGATCACCCAAATTGGTCACAGCAGCGTCACACAACCCCCACATAAGGCGACACCCCCTTACGCTCGCGGCTCATCACCACACGCAAGGGGGGCATCATGGCCAACTGGAAAGTCATCGGCGGCATCGTGGGCGGCGTCATCGTCATCGGCGCCATCGGCAGCGCCATCAACGGCGGAGACGACGAGCCGGCCAACTCGGGCACCAAGCCAACGGCCATCAGCACCAGCAGCACCAGCAGCAAGGATGACGCCAAGACGGAAACCAAGACCGTCCCCAACTTCGTCGGCATGGGACTGCAGTCAGCCCAAGACGCAGCACAAGCAGCCGGCTTCTACAACCTCACCTCGCACGACTCCTCCGGCCGCGCCCGCATGCAGATCCTCGACCGCGACTGGAAGGTCTGCTCCCAAAACGTCAAGGCAGGCGGCAGCAAACCCACCGACACGAAGCTGGACTTCGGCACGGTCAAGCTCGCCGAGGTCTGTCCCGCGAAGGACCAGGAAGCCCCGTCCGCGGCAGGCGGGACGATGCCCAACTTCGTCGGGAAGGGCGTCAAAGCCGCACGGCAGGCCCTCGACTCCAGCACGTCGATCACTGTCAACGACGCCGCTGGCAACGACCGCATGGTGCTGATCGAATCCAACTGGAAGGTGTGTTCGCAGACGCCAGCTGCCGGAACCAAGCTGAACGGGCAGCCCGTCAGCCTGAACGCAGTCAAGGTTGACGAGACCTGCCCGTAGACTGGTGCAGCACCTTCTGTGAGGTGGGCGCCTGTTGGCCGTGGAAAGTCGGGAGGGCGCCCTCTTCGCTTCGGGCACGAGCGAGGCCCCGGATGCTTCACAGCTCCGGGGCCTCAGCCCGTTCGCCCCGCCGCCTCAGCGGCGCTTACGCCCTCGAGCCTGCCGAGTCCTTGCCGCTTTCCTGGCCATCACCGACCGCTGGGGGAACGTCCGCCCGGCGTTGGAGATCTCCGCGGCCCTGGTCTTCGACAGGCCCTTGCGGCGCAGCGCGCGGTACACGCGCTGCCGCGACTTGTAGACGAAGCCGAACCGACCGCCGCGATCCGAGACCATGTCAACGCCCCTTGCGGGCCGTGCGCCTACGGCCGGCCGTCGCCATCTTGGCCATCTTGGCGTTGCCGAACTTCTTCCGGCCGACTGCGGCGGCGACGGCCTTCGGGTTCTTCGCGCCGGACTTGGCCGCGGATGCGGCGACGGCGGCGAACCTCTTGCCGGTGCCGAGCTTCGGCGTCTTCTTCTTTGCTGCCATGCCTCCATGGTGCCCCTGTGCCGCCTGGTGTAGTAGGGGACAGTGGCAGGATGTCCTACGATTCGAAGGTGAAGCATATGGAATGCTGAAGATTCAACGGAGGTGAGGATGGTGGGAGGCACCGGAGGGCCCATCCCCTACCAGCGGCGCAACAAAGCCGAACGCGCCCAACTCGCCGAGATCGTCTTCGACCTCCGCATCCAAGGCCTGTCGTTCTATGCCATCGACGCCCTCACCTCAGACCCAGACGGCCCCACCGGCGGCCAGCGCATCGCAGCGACCACCGCCCGCGACCTCGTCCGGCAGGAGATCGAACGCCGCGTCGACCCCAAGATCGACGAATATCGGGCCCTCGAACTCGCCCGCCTCGAAGCCCAACTCGAGCGGCTCCACAACATGGAGCAGTCCGTCCGAGCGGTGATGGGCAGGAAGCACATCACGGTCAGCAACGGCCGCGTCATTCGAGCGATCAACCCCGACAGCGGCGAGGAAGAACCAGTCGAGGACGACACTTTCATCCTCCACGCCATCGACCGGCTCAACCGCATCGAGGAATCGCGGCGCCGCACCAGCGAATCCATCCGCCTCCTCCTCGGCCTCAACATGCCCGTCAAGGTCGACGCCACCGTCACCGAGACCACACAGCAGGATCTGGAGCTGCAGGAGATACTCCGCAACGCCCGGGCGGCCATGCAGCTGGAGGAGCAGCAGATCGTCAACGGCGGCGACGGCGAGGCCTGACGTGGGGACCGCGGTCCGCGCGCCCGGCTACCTCGAGGGCCTGGACGCCGAGTCGTTCGACCTCAACGCCTACCTCGCCCAGTTCGACGCCCGGCTCCTCGCCGACCCGGAAGGCCGACGCACCCTCACCCGCCTGGACCCGATGCTGTTCGCCCTGGTCTACCTGCGGCACCATCTCCGGGACGCCGAGGGCCTGATCACGTTCGGCGACGCGCACCTGGACTGGTGCCGCGCCGCCCGGCGCTGGGTACGCCCGCCAACCGCGCCGGGCGAGAACCGGGACGCATACATCGCCCCACGCAATATGGGCAAGTCCACGTGGTGGTTTCTGATCCTGCCGATGTGGGCTGCCGCGCACGGTCACGTCCGGTTCGCCGCAGCGTTCGCCGCGTCGGCCACCCAGGCAGAGACGCATCTCTCGTCGTTCAAGAAGGAGATCGACGGCAACGAGCTGTTGCGGCGCGACTTCAAGGATCTCTGCTCCCCGGCGAAGCGGCCGTCCGGGTCGAACGTCGCCGACACCCAGAGCATGTTCATCGCGGACAACGGGTTCGTGTTTGCCGCGCGCGGCATCGACTCCTCGAACCTCGGCATGAAGGTCGGCGAGCGCCGGCCCGACCTCATCCTGTGTGACGACATCGAACCAGACGAGTCTTCCTACTCCCTTGACCTGGCCCGGAAACGGCGCACCACCCTCGTCGACGCGATCCTCCCGCTGAACGTGTACGCCCGCGTGGTGATCTCCGGGACGGTGACCATGCCGGGCAGCATCGTCCACCAGCTCGTCAAGCACGCCCGCGCCGTCGAGACCGCCCCCTGGATCGCCGAGGAAGGGTTCGCCGCCCACTACACGCCGCCGATCATCAAGACCGTGGGCGGCTACGAGCGCAGCGTGTGGCCGGCGAAGTGGCCGCTCACCTACCTCAAGAGCATCGAACACACCCGCTCGTTCGCGAAGAACTACGCCAACGACCCCATGGGCGCGGACGGTGCGCTGTGGACGCCGGACGACTTCCGCTACCCGGGCCCGGAGGGTGCGGACCCGATCACGCACATGATGCTGTCGATCGACCCGGCGGTGACCGCGAAGAAGGGCAGCGACTTCACGGGGCTGGCGGTGGTCTCCTGGTCGGCGCAGGCCCGCCGCTGCACCGTGCACGAGGCGCTCGCAGTGAAGATCCCGCCCGGCGAGCAGCTGCGGGAGCGGGTGCTGGCGCTGCTGGACGAGTGGCCGCGGATCGGGCTGATCCTCCTGGAGGTCAACCAGGGGCAGGACGTCTGGCAGGCCGTGTTCCACCACATGCCAGTGCGGGTGAAGACCGTCTCGCAGTCGGAGCCGAAGGTCGTGCGGGCCGAGGGCGTGCTTGGCCACTACCAGCGCGGCCGGGTGCTGCACGCGCGCCGGTTGCGGGAGTTGGAGGAGCAGATGTGCGCCTTCCCGAAGGCCCCACACGATGACCTTGTGGACGCGGTGGGGAGCGCGGTGCGCCGGTTCATCCCGAGCAAGCCGAGGCAAGTTTCTAAGGCTGCGACAGCAAGTTACCTTTGATTCGAAGGTGACAGCGTATGCTTGCCGTGGCGAAGGAGGTCGCATTGGATGACGAGTCGCTCGACGACCTCATGTACGGCATCGAAGAGCTGAAGGACGCCCGCCCCGACTATGACCATGCCGCCATGTACTACGACGGCAAGGTCCCCGAAGTCTTCACCAGCGTCCGCCTGCGCCGCGCCCTCATGGCCCACGACATCGACTTCGACCTCAACTTCGCCAAAACCGCCGTCGACGCCGTCACTGACCGCCTGGAGATCGCAGGGATCACCGGACAGGACGACGCCACCACCAACCTGATCTCGAAGATCTGGCAAGACAACCAGCTCGACCTGGAGATGCCCGACCTGTTCCGCCGGGCCGGCGAGTACGGCGACGCCTACCTGATGGTCCTCCCTGTCGAGGACGAACGCGGCAACGTGATCCGGGTCGAGATGTTCTACAACTCCCCCCAGACCGTCCGGGTGATCTACGACGAGGAAAACCCGCGCCGCAAACGGTTCACGATCAAACGGTGGTGCGACGGCCCCTACCAGCGCGCTGAGCTGCTCTACGACGACCGCACCGAACGGTGGACGACAGCCAAGAACTCCGACGGCAGCAAACCCGCCGACTGGCTGCACTGGCCTGCTGACGAGGAGGACCCAGAGTCGTGGGTGATCGAGCACGACTGGGGTGAGCAGCCCGTCTACCATTTCCGCACCGACCGGCCCTACGGCGTGCCCGAGCACTACGGCGCCTACGGCCCGCAGAACGCGATCACCAAGTTGCAGGCCACCCACATGGGCACGGTCGACTACCAGGGGTTCCCGCAGCGGTACGCGCTCACCGAGGCCGCCAACACCGACACCTCGGAACTGGAGCCGGGGGACTTCGCCGACGACGACTGGCCGCTGCCCGAGAAGGGCCTCGGGCCGTCAGACTCCGGCGACGACAGCTCTCTCAAGGCCGGGCCCGGTGAACTGATGCTGTTGCGCGGCTTCAAAGCCGTCGGCCAGTTCGATGCGGCGAACCCGCAGGTGTTCCTCGACCCGATCATGTTCAACGTGCGGGCCATGGCACAGATCACCACCACACCGCTGCACCTGTTCGACCCGTCCGGGGAACAGCCGTCCGGACAGTCCGTGCGCGCGCAGGACGCCCCGTTCACCAAGAAGGTAGGCAACCGGCAGCTGTCCTACGGCGCCACCCTGCGTGAGGCGTTCACCTTCGCTCTGCGCCGCCTCGGTGCCGAAGACCCGGTCGTCACCGTGCACTGGAAACCGGCCGAGACCATCGACGATGCCGAGGGCTGGCAGACCGTCGAGGCAAAGATCCGCGCGGGTGTGCCCCGCCGGCAGGCCCTGGTAGAGGCCGGCTATCGGGCCGAGCAGGTCGATACCTGGCTCGCCGGGGTCGACGACGCCGAGTTGCAGCGCCGTGTCGACATCCTCGCTGCCCTCGCCGACTCCGCGCAGAAGCTCGGCTCCGCGGCGGCGCTTGGCGTCATCACCAACGACCAGGCCAGCGCACTGATGGCCGGAGCGATCGACGACCTCGAAGTCCTCGCCGACACGCAGGAGGAGGGCTGATGGCGTACAACAGCGACCGCCTGGCCCGCCTCGTCCAGGACGACCACACGGGCGAGGTCATCGACCTGGAGGACCAGCTCGCCAGCCGGGCGCTGCCTGGTAGTGACCGGGTGTTTGAGGATCTGTTCCGCCGCACCCTGACCGCATGGACCAGCGCGTTCGGTGGCCCCAACCAGCCTGCGGCGCCTGGTGAGGTGCTGCGCCGGATCATTGCCGCGGCCAGGGCGGCGGTCCGCCGCCTGCTGGACGACCTCGCTGGCCGCGCGCCCGGGATCCTGGAGGGCGGTCTCGGCCCGGCTGTCGCGATGGGGGTGCGGCAGGGGGCGGAGTTCGTGCGTGCCGCGTCCGGCCGCCGCCGTCGGGAGCCTCGTGTGCCGTCCGTCGGCCAGGTCCTTCGTGATGAGGCGCGGCGGGTCCGGGCCCTGGTGGTCGAGCGCCGCGACCGGGCGCTGCACCTGCTGCACCCGGACCGGGTGACCCGCTGGTCGCACGTGCTGGCTGGGCTCGGTGCCGCCCGCGCCGCCCTGCCCGCGGTCCGCGCGCACATCGCCTGGGTCATCAACACCGCGGTGCATGAGGGCCTTGACGCTGTCGTCCGGGCGACCGCGCCGCTGCGCCTGTGGGTGGCGGAGGCGGATGCGTGTGTGCGCTGCCTCGCTTACACCGGCCGCACCGCGAAGCCCGGCGAGCCGTTCCCCGGCGGACTCTCGTGGGATCCCCGGCAGCGCGTCGGTCGGCGGCCGGGCGTGGACGGCCCGCCGCTGCACCCGCACTGCCGCTGCCGCACGGTGCCGTGGGATCCCGCCTGGACCACGCAGGGCGTGCCGTTCCCGCTCGCGCTGCAGCGGGAGGCGCACCGCTCCATCGGCTACGGCATCGGCCGTCCGTCGGAGTCTCGTGCCGCACGCCTGCGGGCTGCCCGTGAGCTGCTGCGCACCATCGACGATCTTTTGCCTGCGGTAGAGGCCCGTGCCCGCACCGCAATCCGCACCGGCCGGTTCCTGGCCGCCGCATAGACCACGGCGCCCGCCGATGGGTCGCCGCCAGCCCCCGCGATGGAGGAGAACACGATGGGCATCCACACCAACCAGACCACCGACCAGCCCCTGGGCATCAGCGTGCCGCCCGGAACGATCCTCGGCCGCCGCGCCGACGGCCGCCCGATCTACGTCATAGCCGGCGGCGCCGAGACCGACGACGAGCCGGACATCGAAGTCGAAGTCGACGACGACCCGGAAGACGAGCCGGATCCCGTCGAGGACGACGAGCCGGAGCCGGAGGACAAGCCGAAGCCCAAGCCGCCCACCAAGAAGACCGAGCCAGACGACTACAAGCCGCCGTCGAAGGACGAGTGGGCGCGCACGCAGGCCGCGCTGAAGAAGGCCAACGACGACGCCAAGCGGCACCGGCTCCGCAACAAGGAGCTGGAGGAGAAGGCCCGCGGCGACGAGACCGAGCACGAGAAAGCCTTGCGGGAAGCCCGCGAAGAGGGCGAGAAGCGGTACCGGACCCCGCTCGTGCGGACCGCCGTCCGTGGCGCGCTCGTCGAGGCCGGCGCCCTGGCATTCCTCCAGGACGAGAAGGACCCCGAGGCGCAGTCCTCGCGGGAGAAGGGCGAGTCCCGACTCAAGCGGCTGATGAAGCTGGTGGACACCGAGTCGCTCGACATCGACGACGACGGCACCGTGTCCGGGCTGGAAGCGGCGGTCGACGAACTGCGCCGCGACTACCCCGAGCTGTTCTCCGCCCCCGCGCGCAAGCCGAAGGCCAGGCCGACGGGGGCACCCCGTCCCCCGGCCCAGGAGAAGCCCAAGTCGACGGCGGAGCTGCACGCGCAGCGGATCCTGGGCAGGGCTTGACCACACAAGGTATATTCAGCATCAGGTGAATACTCCGGTGATCGGAGCAGCCACCGCCCGCTTGTAGGCGCCCGTGATGGGGCCCGAGCCGACAGCTTCCCCATCACGCCGCCCGCAGGAGGGCCACCGTGGCACGCAACACGATGGAAGCGTGGATCCCCGAAGAGTGGGAAACCTCGCGAGTCGTCCAGTCCATCACCCAGATCTCCGCCGTCGAGGCGCTCGCCTCCCGCATCCCCATGGGCTCCGACACCAAGCACGTCCCCCGGACCGCCGGGATGGGCGTGGACGTCGTCGCGAAGGGCGGCACCTACGGCGAGGACACCTCGCTGAACGACGAGGTGCTCCTGTCCGCGATCAAGTTCGGCAAGGCCGTTCGCATCGCCGAGGAGGACATCGACGACTCGGTCGCCAACATCATCGAGTCGAAGATGATGGGCTGGGGCAAGTCCTACGCCAAGATGATCGACAACGCGTCGCTCGCGGTGTCGGCAGCCTCCAACGGCACCACCGTCCCCTTCACCAGCCTCTACCAGCTGCTGAACACGACGGACGCCACCCTCGGCTACACCGGCGGCGCGAACATCACCACCGCCGCCTCCGCGGGCGTCCCCACCTACGGCGAGTTCTCCACCGCCATCGGCAACGTCGAGTCCGGCGACTACTTCGACCCCGGCAACATGGTCGCCATCGCCCACCCCGCGTTCCGTAAGTCCCTGCGCGGCGTCGTCGACGGCCAGCAGCGGCCGATCTTCAACGAGAACGGCGCCGGCACCCCCGACACCGTCTTCGGTGTCCCGGTCCGCTGGTCCCTCGGGGCGAAGCTGTCCGCCACCGCGACCTCCGCACCGGCGGGTCGGCCGCTCATGGCGTTCGTCAACCCGGAGCTCATGCTCCTCGGTATCCGCTCCGGCCCCGAATCCGTGTTCATCGACGGCCGAGACGGACTGTCCGCCCTCACTGACGAGTCGATCCTGAAGATGCGCGCCCGTCGCGGCTGGGCCTACGGCCACCCCAACGGCGCGGCCATCCTCGTCGGCTAACCACCCCACCCGCCGTACCGCCCGACGGCTCCGGGCGGTACGGCCACCGGCAGGGAGGTGAGCCGTGGCAGCAACGAGAAAGACCAGCAGCAAGAGCGGTGAGGGCCAGCAGCAGGTCCGCCAGCGGCAGTTCCCCGCGAAGGCCGGCGCGCCCGCCGCCGAAGTCGACGAGCGGTCTGCCGACGGCGCCAAGGGCACCCGCCACGTCAAGGAGTTCGTCGTCCAGGCTGCGCGGTGGACCGGCGAGGACTACCAGCACGAGGCCAACCGTGCCGGCGTCGTCAACGAGGCGATCCAGCGCGGCCTGCACCCGCGCGGCAAGGTCTCCTTCGACGGGCAGGAGGAGCACCCCGACGGCCTCTCCCTGATCCTCACCTACTCGGTGGACACCGTGCCCGCCTCCGTCGACGACCGACCCGAGGACACCACGACCCCGCGGGACGTCATCGACGGCGACACCAGCAAGAGCAAGAGCGAGGGCTGACATGGTCAACGCCTGGTGCACCGCGCAGGACGTCATCGACGCCACTGGGGTGTCGGTGACGGACCAGCAGCTTGCCCAGGCGCAGGCCGCAATCCAGGTCTTCAGCAACCGCATCTGGGGCGACGAGACTCGGATGCGGACGCGGGACCTCTACTGGCTGGGCCAGGCCGTCGCCTACCAAGCCGCGTGGATCGCAGGCCAGTTCGGGCTGGAGACGCGGCTGGATGCCACGCAGATCCAGCAAGACCAGGTCTCCACCACGCTGCAGGGTGACGGCCTGGTCCTCGCACCCATGGCCAGACGTGCTCTGAACCGGGTGTCGTGGATGCGGTCGAGGACCGTCCACATCCGCTCCGCCATCGAGGGCGCTGGACCGATCGTCGGCGACGCCCTGTCGGACGGCTCCGACGAACACCTCGTCTGGGCCCCGTACACCGGGGGGCCGTGATGCCGATCGCCATCGCCACCACCACCCTCGCCGTCCTGCGCGGCACCACCACCGACGCCTGGGGCGACGAAGCCGACACCGACACCCCGAAGTACACCGGTATCCCGGCCGCGCTGACCGAACAGACCAGGCGGGTTACCACCCGCGACGACCCGACGCCCCGCATCGTCCGCTACGCGGTTGCCCGCGTCGCGGCCGGCACGGACGTCACCGACCAGGACCGCATCAAGGACGAGCGCACCGGCGCGATCTACACCGTCGACGCCGTCTCCTCGATGGCGAACCCCGCAGTCACACCGGACCTCCGTCTGGATCTGCGGCGCACCACCTAACAGCACAGGCCGCACGCCCGGGGAGACCGGGCAGGCCACCGAACGACCACCTTCGGAGAGGAGGCGGCCATGGTGCGATCCAGCATGCGGATCGACCCTTCCGCGCGCACGCACGTCGACGCAGCCATCAACGACTGGCTCGACGGCACCATCGGCCCGGCCATCCTCGGTGACGCCCGGAACTACGTGCACAAGCGCACCGGCCGCCTTCACGACTCCCTCCGCTCCGAAACCCACGACAAGGTGCTCCGCGTCGGCTCCCTCGACTGCAACTACGCCACCGACGTCGAACTCGGCACCGCCGCGCACGTCATCACCCCGAAGAACAAGAAGGCCCTGTACTGGCCTGGCGCCGACCACCCCGTGGCCCGCGTCAACCATCCCGGCACGCCGCCGATGCCCTACCTGCGGCCGGCCCTGTTCCAGCGGAGGACACCATGACCCTCCGCCTCCGCCCCACCCCCGAGCTGGTTGCCACGGCCTGGCTGAAGACCGTGGTCGGCGACCGCGTGGCCACCACCCTGCCCAAGGACAACGAGTCTTGGGCGGCGTCCGGGTTCTGCACGATCACCACCGTCGGCGGTACCCCGAACCTGTACGTGCCGCTGCGTGAGCCCGCCATTGGCGTGGACTGCTGGGCGAACAACCCCCAGAGCCAGAAGCCGCCGTGGAACAAGGCCGCCGCGCTGGCGGAGGCGATCCAGGCCGCCTGCTACGACCATCCGGCGATCCCGCAGGTCGTCACGCTGCCGCCCGGCTATCCGCAGGCCCGGGTGTTGTCCGCGTACACCACCGGCGAGCACCGACGCGTCCCGGACGACCCATCGTCCTACGCCCGCTACAGCATTCCCGGCCTGGTCATCGCATGGGTGGAGGTTCCGTCATGAGCCGGATGTGGGCCATCCAGGAGGACACCCCGCACGGGCAACTCCTGTCCTGGAACGGCCGCGTGCTGGTCCACAACGACCGAGCGGAGCTGGAGTTCCTGCTGGCCGGGCCGATCCGGTTCGTGCCGTGCCCGCCGAGCATCCCGCCCGAGCAGACCATCGAGCTGCGCTTCCACCCGCACTTCAGCCACCACCGCTTCCCGATCCGGAGAGAGGCCTACCGATGACGCGGACCGTCCGCACCACCATGCGCCCCGACCAGACCATCGAGGTCGACGACGCCGAGTACCTGGACCTGCAGCGGCAGGGCCTCCTCGTCGAGGAGACCGCCACCGAGACCGTGCCGTCCGCGACCGCGGCCCCGGCCACCCCCGCGAAGAAGACGTCCGGCGCGGCCGGAAGCAAGGAGAGCTGACCCATGTCGGTGACCACCACGAACCTGATCCAGGGCCCGGCGTCCCTCTACTCGGGAGCGGTCGGCGCGACCGAGCCGACCGACACCGCGATCAACACCACTCCGGCCGCGTCCACCTGGACGGACCTGGGCGGCACCCAGGACGGCGTCAAGCTCAGCGTCGACCAGACCTACTCGGAGCTGGAGGTCGACCAGATCACCCTCCGCGTCGGGTCCCGCCTGACCAAGCAGGACTTCACCATCGAGACCTCCCTCGCCGAGGCCACCCTGGAGAACCTGAGCCTGGTCCTCAACGGCGGCACCTCCGCCTCCGGTGCGGGCTTCAAGTCGTTCGATCCCAACGTGACCAGCTCCGCCACGCAGCCGAACTACTTCGCGCTGATCCTCGACGGGTACGCCCCGAACCAGTTCCGGCGTCGGATCATCGGCCGCCGCATGCTCAACACCGACTCGGTGGAGCTCGCGTACACGAAGGACAAGCAGACGCTGATCCCCGCGAAGTTCTCGGGCCACTACGTCTCGGCGTCCGTCACCCCCTTCCACATCGTCGACCAGACCAGCTGACCGACGTCCGTTCCTGTCCGTAGCGAGGAGCACCACCCATGGCATCCACCACCCCCGCCCGTACCCGCCAGGCCGCCGCGGCCCGCAAGCGCGCCGTGGCCAAGCCCGACAACGGCACCGACGCGCTGGACTTCGAGCCGCTGCGGATCGCTGCCAACGACGACGTCGTGGAGGAGCGGGTCCCGCTCTTCTACATCGGCGACGACGAGTACACGATCCCCAAGCAGATCCCCCCGGGCGTTGCGTTGCAGTTCCTGCGGGAGGCCCGCGAGCACGGCCGCGAGCTGGCCACCGCACCGCTCCTGATCCGGGTCCTGGGCGAGGACGCCTACGAGGCGCTGGAGCAGTCGAAGGCGCTGGACGAGGACCAGATGGAGTGGATCATCAACAAGGTCCTCGACCTCGCCCTCGGCCGGAAGCAGCAAGGGGGAAAAGCGAAGTAGACGACGGCGCCGCGTGGATCCGGGCGCTCGAGCAGATCCGGGAACCCGAGTGCGCGCAGGCCATCGTCGAACGGGTCGAGGAACTCGTCTGGGTCCTCGACCACCAGGACGACCTGGACGCCGACTTCCTCGCGATCTACGGCATCGACCTTGAGCAAGTCGAGATCAGCGCCCGCCGCTACTTCGCGCTGGCGCACCGGCTGACCGCCTACACGGGCGTGATGGCGGCCCGCGTTGAAGCCGAGCGTGAGGAGCGGGAACCGAGCCGCCCCACCCCAACCCGCACGAGCAGCACCGCCGCCCCCGCCGGGCGCGGCACCAACGAGGTCAGCGAGGTCTCGCTGACCCAGTTCCGGGCCCAATTCCCGGGGCTCGTGAGCGTGGCACAGGGAGGGTAGATGGCCGGGGCGTTCCGCATCGCCGAGGGGTACGTCGAGGTCACGGCCGACGAGTCCAACTACGACCGGGCCATGGACCGCCTCAAGTCCAAGCGCACCCAGGTCAAGGTCGGCGTCGACCTCGACGACAAGGACGCCCTCGCCAAACTCGACCGGCTCACCCGTGAACGGCTGCTGAAAGTCAAGCTCGACCTCGACGAGACCGCCCTGCAGCGGCTGCGCCTGAAGGACGTCGACGTCACCGTCAGCCCGAAAATCTCCGACGCCGCCTACAACCGGGTCAAGACGCAACTGGACCGGCTCACCGCAGACCGCACCCTCAACATCCGCGCGGCAGTGGACACGCGGGTGGCCGCTGATGAGATCCGCAACCTGACCCAGCGACGCACCGTCCGTATCGGCATCGACGTCGATACGCGGGTGGCCGCTGATTCACTGGCGGTCCTGACGCGGCGCAGGCGGATGACGGTGCAGGCGGACGCTGACACGGCCGCCGCCCGGGCCCGTATCGACACCCTGACCCGCGACCGGCGCGTCAACGTCCGCCTCGACGTCGACCGGTCCGCGCTGTCCATCCTGTCCAGGGTCGGCGGGGGCGGTGGTGCAGGCGCAGGCGTGCTGTCGTCGACGATCGCCCGGCTCGCGGCAATTGCGGTAGCAGCACTGCCGACGATCGCCTCCCTCGGGCAGTCGATCGCCGCGATGGGCCCGGCCGCGGCGCTCGCCGCGCCCGCTGTGCTGTCGCTGGCCAGTGCGTTCGCCGCAATCAAGATCGGCACGTCTGGGATCGGTGACGCGTTCAAGGCTGCGTTCGCGCCGGCCGCGAAGTCCGCGGCGTCCGCGGAGTCGGCGACTCGCAAGGTGGAGTCGGCGCAGCGGTCGCTGGCCAAGGCCACGCAGGCGGTGAAGGACGCCGAGGTCAACGCCGCAGAGGCCAGGGTGAAAGCCGCCCGGGACATTCAGGATGCCCAACTCGCCCTGAAGAACACCGTTGAGGACGTGTCGGATGCGAACCGCCGGGCCGCGGAGTCCGTGGCGTCAGCGGAGCGGGACCTCGCGGACGCGCAGCGCGCGGCACGTAAGGCGCAGGAGGATCTGAACGACGCCCGCAAGGAGGCCGCCCAGGAGCTCGAAGACCTCAACAACCGGCTCGCGGACGCCCAGCTCGACCAGCGGCAGAAAGTCCTGGACCTGCAGGACGCGGAGAAAGAACTGGCCGCGGTCAAGGCCAAGGGTGCCGCGGCCACGCAAGAGGAGATCGACCAGGCCCAGCTCAACTACGACAAAGCCAAGCAGGCTCTGCAAGAGCAGCAGACGGAGACCAAGCGCCTGCAGGAGCAGACCGACCAGGCGAACAAGGCGGGCGTCGAAGGCTCCGACAAGGTAGTCAAGGCCAAGCAGGACATCGTCGACGCTAACCAGCAGGTCTCCGACAAGACCCAGGCCCTCACGGATGCGGAGATCGAGGCCGCACGCACGCAGGAAGACGGGGCGCAGCGGATCGCGAAGGCTCAGCGCGACGTGGCGGACGCACAGGCCGCGGCGGCGAAGGCAGCCACTGATGGGGCCCGGCAGATCGCCGACGCCCAGGAGGCCGCCCGCGAGGCAGCGCAGGCGCTTGCCGACGCGCAGACAGCGGGCGCGCTGGCAACGAACAAGCTCGGCGACGCGATGGCGCGGCTCGCCCCGAACGCTCAGGCGTTCGTGAATGCGGTGCTGGCCCAGCGTGAGGCCTGGCGGTCACTGAAGCTCGACGTGCAGAACGCCCTCTTCGCCGGACTCGGGCAGAAGTTCACACAGCTGTCCACGGCGATCATCCCCTCGCTGCGCGCCGGACTCGTGGGCACGGCCACCGTGCTCAACACCATGGCCGTGAACGCAGCCAATGCCGTAATCCAGCTGGGAAAGACCGGGCAGCTCCGGCAGCTGTTCGACGGCCTCAACAACGGGCTACGGCCTCTGTCGCGTTTCCCCGGCCAGTTCATCACCGGGCTCACGCAGATCTCCATCGCCGCCAGTCCCGCGTTCGCCCGTCTGACGACCGCCGCAGGCCAGGCGGCGGACCGTATCTCGAAGCGGCTCGGCGACGCGTTCAAGTCGGGGGCGCTCGAGGACGCCATCAACCATGGCATCGAGGTCGCCAAGCAGTTCGGCAAGTTCTTCGGCGACGTGTTCGGCACCGTCGGCAACATCATGCGGGCCGCGGCGCAGGGCGGCGGCGACGCGTTGGGCACGCTCGGTGCGGTATTCGCGGAGCTCAACCGGGTCACCGCCCTGCCGGGCGTGCAGCAGGCCCTCACTTCGGTGTTCGGCGCCATCAGTAAGATCGCCGGAACGCTAGCGGGGGTTATCGGTACGACGCTGCAGGCTGTCCTGCCGGCGATCGCGCCGATCGCGGACGCCATCGCGGGCCTGCTGACGAACGCGGGCCCGCTACTGCCGCTGATCGGGACGCTGCTGCTGCGGTTCAATCCGCTGCTCGGCATCATGGTGGCGCTCGCCCCGATCATCGGTGACCTGGCCAAGGCCCTGACACCGGTGATTCAGCTCGTGGCGCAGCTGGCGACGATCTTCTTCAACAGCCTGCGGCCGTACATCGACGCGGTGCTGAAGGTCGTCGTCATGCTGGTGCAGGCCGTGGCCACCTCGCTGCAGCCGGTGCTGCAGGCACTGATGCCGATCGTCGGGGTCGTGGCCCAGCTGTTCGCTGGCCTGGCGCCGATCCTGCCGCAGTTGGCGGCGGCGATCCTGCCGCTGATCCCGCCGATCGCCCAGCTCGCCGTGGCGCTGCTGAATCTGGCGCTGCATGTCATCACACCGCTGATGCCGCTGATCGTTGGCCTTGCGCAGCTCATGGCGACCGTGCTGACGGGTGCGATGAGCGTACTGATCCCAGTGATCAACACGGTGATCGGGTGGATCACCAAATTCGTGGACGGCGTCACCGCGGCCGTCGACTGGATCGTCGACAAGTTCCAGATGCTGTACGACAAGCTGGTCGGCCACTCGATCATCCCCGACCTCGTCAACGCGATCATCTCGTGGTTCACAGGGCTGTGGACGAAGACGAAGCAGCTGTTCACGGACTTGAAGAACTGGATCGTGAACACGTGGAACAGCCTGTGGAGCAATGTCCGCTCGAAGTGGGACTCGTTCTGGGGCGGCCTGAAGTCGGCCGTGTCCGGGGCGTGGAACTGGGTGAAGTCCAGTGTTTCCAGCCTCCGCACGGCGATCAGCAGCACGTGGTCGGGGCTGTGGAACAGCGTCAGCAGCAAGGTGTCGTCGATCTTCTCGACGATCAACGGGAAGATCAACAGCTTCAAGAGCGGCATGCAGTCCGCGTTCTCCCGACTGCGAGACGCGCTCGGCACCGTCTGGGACGGCGTCAAATCGAAGATCAGCGCCCCCGTAAAGTGGGTCGTGTCCCACGTGTACAACGACGGCATCCGCAAGATGTGGAACACCATCGCCGGGAGGGTCTCCAGCAAGCTGACGCTGCCCGCGATCTCGCTGGGCTTCAACAAGGGTGGCGTCGTGCCGGGCAGCGGCAACAGCGACACCGTGCCGGCCATGCTCACCCCGGGCGAGCGGATCCTGTCCAAGCAGCAGGTCGCCCAGCTCGGTGGTCACCGGGGCATCGACGCCATGCTCGGGCAGGACCGCCCCACCAAGACCGGCGGCAACCCCACCCGGCAGCAGGAACGCCAGCGTGAGCAGGCTGGCGCGCAGCACTTCGGGATCGGCGGCATCGTCGGCAGCGTCACCTCCGGTATCAGCGGCGCCATCGGCGGTGCCCTCGACTTCGCCAAAGACCTCGTCATCGGCGGACTCAAGGCGGCCGCGCAGAAGGCGATCAGCTCGCTCGTGCGGCCGTTGATCAACGCCATCCCGGGGGGTGGCGTCGGCAGTCTCCTGAAGGGCCTGTCGAACAAGGCGCTGGACAGCATGCTGTCGTTCCTCGGTGCCGAGGACAAGAAGGCCGTCGGCGGGCCTGCCGTGCAGCGGGCGCTCGCGTGGGCCAAGTCCCAGAGCGGCCTGCCCTACCAGTGGGCTGGCAACGGCAACCCGTCGTGGGACTGCTCGGGCTTCATGTCGGCGATCGAGTCCGTGATCCGTGGGGAGCGCCCGCACCGGCGGTGGGCGACCGGCGCGTTCGTTGGCAACAGCGGGCCCAGCGGGTGGGTGCGGAACCTGAAGTCCCCGTTCATGATCGGGGTCACAAACGCCGGTGTCGGGCACACCGCGGGCACCCTGGCCGGGGTGAATTTCGAGTCGTCCGGCGGTCGGGGTGTCCACTACGGCAAGACGGCCCGCGGCTACAACGACCCGATGTTCACGTCGCAGTGGGGCTTCGCGCCGGCCGCGAAGTACGACAGCGGCGGCTTGCTCCAGCCTGGCGCGACAATGGCCGTCAACGCCACCCGCCGCCCGGAGCGCGTCTTGGATGCCCAGCAGACGGCGATGTTCGAGCAGCTCGTCAGCGGCAGCCACGGCGGCGGCAGCATCACGATCGAGAACATCACCGTCAGCGGAACGTTCGACTTCTCCAGCCCGACCGCGCGCCGCGCCGCCGCGAACGCCCTGGTCGCCGAGATGAAGGAAGCCCTCCGCAAGTTCGATAGGGAGCGTGCCAGGTGAGCCTGTACGGATGGGGTGACGTCCAGCTCGGCCGTATCCCGCTACGGGAGACGTTCGACACGACGGAGTCCGGCGGCGACGACCGCACCCTCGACCTCGACGGGCAGGAGAGCTTTCCACCGCTGACTCGCGCGCAGGTGATCGCCCGGCACGACGGCATCAACAGCTTGATCCCGGGCCAGGTCATCCCTGTCACGTGGACGGACAAGCCGGAGCGGAACGGCTACTACGCGGTGAAGTCGGCCTCGTCGACGTACACCGAGCACCGGACCGAGCGGGTGACCGCCGATTGGAAAGTCTCCCTGGAGCGGGTCGGCTCAGACTCGGAGACCGACCTGCAAAGCCGCCTCACCGGGGCTGTCCGCCTCAATGACTTCTCTCTGTCGGGGGAGCGCTGGCATGCCCCGCCGATCGGCCACTACAGCTACTACACCGGCGCCACCAACCCCAGCCTCATGACACGCGCCAGCGCCGACGGCACGATCACCGTCTACCGCGGCGTCCCCGCGAACATCAGCCCGCGCTGGGGCTGCCTGCCCACCTCCTACCTGGCGGGCCGGGTCCGGTGCACGACGACTGGCGGGCAGGAGGTGTACGGCGTCGACGTCCCGCTCGCCGCGACCGGCTGGGCCCTGTCGAACGGCCTCGTCAACGTCACCACGTCAGCGTCGGCCACCCTGGACGTGCAGGCCTACACGGGCGGCGCCTACCACTCCAAACTGTGGAACGTCTCGGTGGCCGGCTCCGCGTCGTCGATCACCTCCTGGGATGGGGCGACGCTGCTCCGCAACGACCCGGAGATGGTGATCCTCCGCCTGGTCAAGGGCCTCACCCCCGGCCGAGCCACCCTCGACCTCACGCTGCGCCGCGGCAGCAGGTTCGTCGAGGGCTACCTGCAGGTCGGCACCTCCGCCACGCTCGCCGCGTACCGCAGCACCCTGGAGACGAACACCAGCTTTGCCGCGTCGGGGTACGTCACCGCCACCGGCAACGACGCCGACGGCAACCGGTTCGCCGTCGGCTCCGCCCGCACCTTCACCGCACACACGAACGGCGGCGTCACCAAGGCGACCACAACAGCCATGGACTTCTGGATCGGAGTCGTAGCCGGCGGCGGCTCCCCGGTCTCCGGCGATGCTGCGACGGACCTGCGGAATCAGTACATCGCGTGCATGCCAGAGGCCGTCTACGGGGTGCGGAGGTAGCGGGTGGCTGTCCAGGAAGTCCTCAAAGCCCTCGGCTCGTGGGAGGTCAAACTCGTACCGGGCACCCCCCGTGACGTGTTGGACCGGCTCGACTACTTCGGCCACGTCGCGATCATCCCCGGGCGGTTGGATCCGCTGCAGTACGGCGACAACCTGCTCACCGCGGCCCGCTACGTCGGCGTGCTCCGCACCCGGACGATCGGTGACGACGGCCGCACCAGCGCCCCCCAGGACGATCTGTCGATCGGCGGGGTCGGCATGGCCATGTGGCTGGGCGACGAGGACGGCAAAGGCGACGTCTACGAGAACACCATCGCCCCCGCTTCAGCCAGCTTCGCTACCGCCATCAACATGCTGCTCCCGGCGTCCGGCGCGGTCACCGCAGGCACGATCTACAGCGTCGCCGGGCAGTACACCGGCAGCCACCGCTACGAATCCCCCCGCACCGCGATCACCTACGTGTGCGACACCATGTCCACCACCAGCGTCCCCGTCTCCTGGCGGGTCAACGGCAACGGCACCCTCGACGCCGGCCCGGACGCGAACCTGTTCGTGGTGAATCCGACCTGCGTGATCCTCGCGAACGGTGCCGGAGAGGACATGGCGATGCGGGCGCTGCCCGGCTCCATGGACGTCACCCGGGACGTTGAGGACTACAGCACGCGCGTCGTCCTCCTCGCCGAGGGGGAGGGCACCAGCATCGCGACGGGCACGGCGGACATCTTCCCGGCGACCCCCTACAAGGACATCCACGGCCACCCGCTCAAGCTGACGAGGCTCGTCTCCGAGTCGGACACGGCGTCCGGGAACGCCGGCACGCGCGCCCAACTCGCGCTCAGCCAGTTCACGTCGACCCGGAACGCCCTGACCCTGTCCACGGCGGACTACGACATCCACGGAACCTTCCAGGTCGGAGACCGGGTGTGGGTGTACAACCCCGATGCCGGGCTCGTCGACACCACCACGGAGATCGCATTCCGTGGCATGCGGATCAACCCCATCAAGTTGCAGGTCACGGAGGCCAACTGGTCGATCACTGATCAGTACACGGTCGCCTACCGGGACGTGAACGGGGCCTGGCTCGACCTCACCCAGTACATCGAATGGGAGACCGACGCCACGTCCACGGTGACCGTTGGTGACTTCTCCCGGCAGCTCACCAACGCAGGCACCGAACCCGTCGGCTCCCGCCCCAACAGCGACACCAGCACGCCGGGCGTGCCGGTGTTCATCCAGCCGTTCAAGGGGGCCGCCTACCTGGACTCCCGCGGCTTCACCCGGGCCCGCGTCATCCTCTCCTGGAACGCCCCGCTGAACACGGATGGTTCCACCGTGCTGGACGGCGACCACTACGACGTCCGCTGGGCCATCGACACCGACATGATCTACCCGTCCACGTGGGCGGCCGTCTCCCAGATCCGCTGGCAGGACATGCAGATCTGGCAGCAGCCTTTCGCCGCGCCGTCCACACAGTGGCAGTACATGTCGGTCCCCTGGGACCACACCACCGCCGAGCTCCTCGACCTCTCGCCGGGCATCGGCTACGACGTGCAGATCCGCGGTGTCGACACGACCGGCAACAAGGGCGCATGGTCGTCGACCACGACGTTCGTGGCGACCTCGGACAACATCCCGCCCAGCACGCCCGCCCCGCCGTCGGTGGCCGGCTCCCGGATCGCCGTGCAGATCACGCACACCCTCGGCCGGTCCAGTGGCGGCACCTACAACCTCGAGGCCGACCTCGACCACCTCGAGATCCACGTCTCCTACGAGCCGACGTTCACCCCGACCGCCACCACCCTGAAGGGGAAAGCGCCAGCCAACGCCGGGATGATCCAGGCGCAGATCCCTGTGGTGTTCACGGTGCAGGTGGAGGAGACCACAACCCGCTACGTCCGAGTCATCGCCGTCGACAAGGCAGGCAACAAGAGCGGCCCGTCCGATGCGGCGACGGCGACCGCGCTGCTCATCGACGACGCCCACATCTCCGACCTCACCGTCTCCAAGGTCACCGCCGGGACGATCAACGCGGACTGGATCGTCGGCGCCAGCATCAAAACCGCCACCACCGGGCCCCGGGTCGAGCTCAGCTCCGCAGGCCTCCTCGCCTACAACTCCGCTGGCACGCAGACGGTGAACGTTGCCGCGGCCGACGGCTCAGCGACGATCGTCGGACAACTCAAGTCCGGCACAGCAGGCAAACGCGTTGAAATCAACCCGACGGGCGCTCTACTCCCTGAGATCCGCTGGTACCCCGACACGGGTGCCAACTTCGGCTATGTCAACGCGCTCTCGACCGGCGCGGCCGTCAGCCTCGGCATGAACTCGTCGCAGTACGACGACGGCAGCGGCGTCCAGGTCATCTCCCGTGTCTACCTCAACACCGAAAACGCTGAGTTCGCCGTAATCCGAGCCGACGACCAGAGCCGCCGCGGAGGCTACGTGTGGGCATACCCAGGCGCCTACTTCGCCGGATTCAATCAGGGCGGAGTGGACGGGGGGCGCTTCTATGCCGATGTGAGCAAGGCAACCGTTTCAATGCCGACCGGCGGAGGCGTCGTCGTTGCGGACCAGGGCCAGGCTTGGATCGGATTCGACAACGGAACATCAGCCAACAACAGCCTGGTTCTCGACAGCAGCGGCCACACCAGCCACTTCGGCCGCTGGTGGGACTACGCCGACCAGGGAGCGAATCAGGGCCTGATGATGGGCCGGGTCGCGTTCTCCTCCACCACGTCCCTCGCGGTCGGCTACGGCACAACCCGTGCCTCGAACAGCAGGATCATCTGCACTGTTGAGGACGACGTCACCCACTCCGACTGCCTCAGCGCGAACTCCACCACCGGGTTCACCCTGACAATCAGCCCCGCGCTGTCCGGTGCAGGCGCCGTCTACTTCTGGTCTTTCCGAGTCTGAGAGGAGGAGCCGTGGACTACACCGTCGAAAGCGTCGACACCTACTGGCCTACCCCGCACACCGAGTGCTGGGCCATCCTCATGGCCCGCCCCGACGGGTCGAAGCACGCCTACGTCTTCCCCAAGTACACCCTCGAGCAGCGGGCCGCCGAGTACGGGCTCGACCCCGGTGACGTCGAGGGCCTGCTGGATATCGTGCTGCACGAGCAGTTCGTGCACGCTCCGGGCGGCCCTGGAACCCAGGACGCGGCGGCCCGGCAGGGCATGCTCTCACCCGCCCTCATGAACTCCGGCACAGCCCGGAAGGGCGACATGGTTCCCACCGACCTGTTCAACGCGCCCACGATCGAGCAGGCCCGGGACGCGCACCTGGCCAGGGTGGAGCACGCCAAGCAGACCCGCGGTCGTGTGCGACCACCAGCCAAGGGCCGCGACCCACTGGACGTCATCCGCGCCGAGCACGGCGTCACGGCAGCAGGGGTCGCCGCACGGGCGCGCACCGTCAACCTGCACCGCCGGGCCATGCGAGGCCAGCTGACCAAGACCGAAGCCCAGGAACTGGCCAGGGCGACGAGGGGAGAACACCATGCCTGATCCGTCCACCACCAGGCTCGGCCTGTACAAATCCAAGTCGGACGGGTCCGAACTGGTCAACTACACGCAGGACATCGGCCAGAACCTCGACAAAATCGATACTGCCGTCGGCTTCCAGATCGTCACCTCATCGACCCGCCCGTCGTCGCCGTACCCGGGCAAGCCGATCGCCGAATCAGACACGAACCGCACCTACTACTCCAACGGGAGCAGCCCCGCAAGCGGCAGCTGGGTGGAGATACCCAACAGCGCCGGCACTTTCGGCGGCCCGCTCACCCTCGGCAGCACCCTCGCCGTCGCCGGGGCCGCCAACCTCAACGGCGGTTTCACCGTCAGCGGCTCCTCCGGCGCCTCCGTCGCAGCAACTACCAGCACCACCGCATGGCGAGCCAAAACCCCCAGCGACGCACTCGACCGGTGGAGCGTCACCGGTGACGGCACCATCCTGTGGGGCGACGGCACCGCCGCCCGCGACACCAACCTCTACCGGTCCGGCGTCAACACGCTGAAGACGGACGACGCCCTCGTCGTAGGCATGGGCATCACCGTGGGCTCCACCGCATGGACCACCTACACCCCTGCCGTCGGCAACGGCGGTACAGCCACGTGGACGACCAGAACCGGCTACTACTGGAAGCTGGGCAAGGTCGTCTTCGTCTGCATCTACCTTGTCGTCAACGCGGCCGGGTCCGGCACCAACGGCGTCGCCGTCGACCTCCCGTCAAACCCCGACCGATCCACGCGCCAAGCCCTCACCATCCACGCCGAGACGATCGGCGTCGGCGGCACAGCAGGCGGCACCATCCGCGGCGGCGAAGCCGTCTGGTACCCCGGCGGAGTCGGCGCCACATCCGACCGCATGCGCGTCGACGACTCCGACGGCGACGGCGAAAACAACATCCTCGGCGCCGACCTCAAGGCCGGCGGCACGATCACCATCCAAGGCTGGTACCGAGAAGCGTAGGGAGACACGCATGGCATACGAGTACCCGTACATCGAGGTCCGCGCCCGCACCGTGAATGATTCGACCGCCACCGTGACGATCCGGATCGAAGAGGAGTTCTACGGCGTCGACCAGCAGGCGATCGTTGACGGCGTGAAGGCCGCCCTCTCCAACCGTGACGACATCACCAGCCTGACCGCCACCAAATACGAGATGGCCGTGACCAACACCGACATGTAGCTACAGCGGCCCGTCGGGCAGCAGACCGGCAGGCGGAGGCGGGTCGCCGGCCTCCGCCTGCTGCTCCTTCTCCAGCTGCGCGACGCGGGCCTCGAGCTCGTTGACCTGCGCGCGGAGCAGCAGGTTCTCATCGGCGAGCTCTGCGCACCGCTGCCGGAAGACAGGGAACGCCGTCTCGACACTGATCTGCTGGCCCATCACGCCACCACCTTCTCGGCAAGCTCCCGGTATCGCTCCAGGAGACCGGTGTTGTTGAGGAACGGGTGCTGCGGGAAGAACGACCAGTGTGAGACCAGGGCGTCCCCGCGGAGGATGTTCGGCACTCCCTTCGCTACCGGCTGGTGGATCGTGTGGAAGCTCTCCTCCTCGTCAGGCACGAGGACGCCGGGCTGGGGGAGTGCCGCGTAGTCCTCGCCGCGCGAGGCGAAGCATGACACGGAGAACTGCGTGCCGGGCTGCAGGGGAAAGTCCTGATAGAGGAACAGCTCACGGACCGTGCCAGCCTCGACGTGATCGAGGAGCATCTCGTGCAGACGCACGGCGAACGGGCCGTTCGCCCAGCCGGTGGGGTCCATGCAGTACGCCTTGACCTCGCCCCACTCCATCGGGATCTTCCCGCACAGCTGCAGGAAGTGGCTGCAGATCGCGTTGTTGATGATGATCGGGAACACGGCGACCGGCGCTGGCATCTCGATGCGGGCTCGCACCAGGTTCTCGATCGCGTCCTCGTGGATGTACACGACGTCGTCGTCAAGCCGCACATAGATCGTGTTGGGGTCGGTCATGTACCGGTACGCCAGGCCCGTGTACCGCTGCTTCGGCAGGTGCCCCAGGTGGACACCCTCGGGCCGGTGCTTCAGCTTGAACCAGTCGTGCTGCGCATCGAGCTCGTGCGCGTAGGCGATGTCGTCCTCTTGGCCGACCGGGTCGGTGTTCATGAACGCCCACACCTCGTCGACCAGGCCGCGTTCGACGTCCCGCTGCAGGTAGCGGGCCAGGATGCTGTAGGTGCGGCGCCTGCCGTAGGGCGTCCAGGCGATCACGCGGCGGCCGTCGATCATGGGGTGTCCTGTTCTGCGCGCCATTTCGCGCGGTAGTCGGGATGGTCGGCGTAGGGCTTGGCGAGGAGGCGCAGGTACCGGCTCAGACGTTCATTGCGGCCACAGTCACATGGGTCGCCCGTCCCGTAGTCGGCGCCACAGTAGACCTCCGTGGAACCGCCGGGGCGCAGCGCCGCATGGCCTTCGTTGATGAGCGCTTCTAGCAAGTCCCGCTTCGCCTCAACCTCAGCGAGGACGCGGGCCGGGTCATGGCGTGCGATGTGCGGCGTCAACCTGAAGGCGCCGGACCCGCAGTCCGCAAGCATCGCCAGACGCGGCTGCCCGGGCCGATCGCAGGTCACGAAAACGTGGTCGTAGTCAAAGGTCCACGTTGGCCCAACGTCGGTGTACGGCGGCTTCCACACACCTTCCTTGGCGGCAACTCCCGCCAAGGTGGCTGCCGCCTTCGCCGCGGCGTCCCGCGCGACCTGCTCGTCCTCGTCCAGCCGTGCCCGCAGGAACTCCACCAGGTCGCTCATGCCGCTGTCCTCTCACTCGCCGGGGTGAGGACAGCGTCCCACTGGACGTTGATGGCCTGAAGGATCGACCCCGATGCCTCCGCGCGCGCGGCCATCCCGATCCGCTGCCGCAGCCCCGGATCGTCCGCCAACTGCTTGAGGTGCTTGCCCCACTCGTGCTCGTAGCGGACCAGAAACCCGTTCTCCCCATGCCGGATCACCCGCCGGTACGGCTCGATGTCCGACGCGATCAACGGGATCCCCAGGATCGACGCCTCGAGGAACTTCGTCGGGTACTTCGACCTGTTGAACTGCGTGTCCCGGTACGGAGCGCACCACACGTCCCACTCGGCGACCGCGTGCAGGTAGTGCTCCATCCGCTCCACCCAGCCCAGCGCACCGATCCGCCGGCCCCGCAACCCCAGGCTCATGGCGTGCTCGGGGCTGATCCCGACGATCCGCACCTGCACCCCACCGCCCGGGCGCGGGTACTGCGAGATCCGGTTCAGGGCGCGCACCGCCTCGGGGAGCTCGGCGACCGTGGACGACGTGCCGGCCCAGCCGACGAACAGCGGCCGGTCAGCTGCCGTGTAGTCCCGAGGCTGGCCCAGGTACTGGGCGGGCAGACCGTTCGGGATGACCCGCACGTCCTCGGCGTAGTCGCGGAGCACGGCGGCGAGCGGCTCGGAGCAGCAGGTGACCAGGTCCGCGACCTGCATGTTGTGGACGAGACGGCCCAGCATCTCCGTGTCCCAGACCTGGCGGGCGTGCGCGTTGCTGGGGTCGATGTGGAAGTAGTCGTCATCCAGGTCTAGGACGAGCCGCTTCCCCTCGTCTTTCAGCTTCCGCCACATCAGCGACGGGTCACGCTGCGCGACCCGGCAGCCGACGACGACGTCTGCGGCCGGCCAGTCCTGCGGGAGCCGCATGCCGACGGAGACGGTATGGCCGAGCCACTGCAGGCTCATCCCCGGCAGGTACGCCCGATAGAACGAGGAACCTGCCGAGTCGGCCGACCAGAAGTGGACGCGCACGTCAGGCCACACCGTTCCGCAACTGAGCCTGAGCCTTCCGGACCTCGTCCTGGACCTGCTCACGGAACCGCTCGAAGTCTCCTTCGACCTGGAGACGGACCGTGCCGACGGCGGTCTCACCGTCGCTGCTGTAGGCGGAGAGGTCGTTGGCGGGGATGTCGATGGTGTCTTCGAAGACGAGGACCGCGCGGGCGCCGATACGGTCGACGAGGTCTTCCGCGGTTCCGAGGTCGCGGCGGAGGGCGTCGAACTCCGTCTCGTCGGTGGGGACCTGGTCGATGACGAGGATGAACGGCGGCCGGTCGTCGCCGGCCCCTTCGGGGAGTTGGAGGATCTGCAAGCGGGCCACGGCCGCCTCCTTGAGTCTCAGGCGGCCAGGTAGCTGGGCAGCCAGTGGTTGGCGTAGTAGTCGACGGTCCGCCGGATGCCGTCCTCCAAGCTGACGAAGTCGGCGGCGGTGATGCCGATCTGCTGCAGCGTCTGCGTGTCCGAGGAGACCACCGCGTTGGGGACCTCGCCGGGGCGCATGGGCAGGTGCTTGATGCCGACGGGCTCGCGGCCGGTGATGATGGCGGCCTGCTCGGCGACGAGCCGGGCGACGTCGTTCACGGTCCGGGAGACGAGGGGCCCGACCTCGACCGGCCGCGCGGTCGGCTCGTTGACGGTGGTGTGCTCGAGCGCGGTGACGAACGCGTGGGCGACGTCCTCGACGTAAACGCAGTCGCTGATCTGGGTGCCGTCCCCGTACACCTCGATGTCCGCGCCGGTCAGCGCGCGGCAAATGAACGATGGCGCGATTTTCCTGACCTTGCTGGTGCCGTAAGGGGCGGCGACGCTCTGCCCGGGCCCATAGGCGTTGACGGGGCGGACGATCGTGATCCGGCCCCCGTCCCGGTACAGGTTGTACATACGCGCGAGGTCTTCAGCAGCGCTCTTGGTGATGGTGTAGCAGCCGGTGCCGATCAGCCGCATGGCGTGGTTGCCGACTCCGGCGTAGACGGTGGGGAGGTTGTACTGGGCGGCGGCCTCGAAGACGTTCAGGCTGCCGAGGATGTTGGTCTCCGCGCTGGGCCGCGGGTTGTGGATGGTCTCCTGCGTGCCGAGGACGGCGGCGAGGTGGATGATCCCGTCGACGTGCGCGGCGGCCTCGGTCACGGCGACGTGGTCGCGGACGTCGCCGAGGAAGAACTCCTCGCCGTCGGCGAGCTGCTGGCGACGGTCCTGGTGGTCGAGGACGAGCACCTGGTGGCCGCGCGCGAGGAGTTCGCGGCGGATCCAGCTGCCGATGAAGCCGGCGCCGCCGGTCACGAGGGTCTTCATTCGTGCTTCTCCTTGCTGGTGTGGCCGCAGTTGGGGCAGCGTGTGGGGTTGTGCTTGGCCTGGGCGACGTCGCGGACGGCGGTGATGAGGAGGCTGCTGAGGAGGAACACGGCGATGATCAGCGTGATGGTGACGGCGGTGTTCATCGCTCAGCTCCTGTGGTCGATGTCGGGCAACGGGCACTCGGCATGGAGGCGCGGGGAGAGGGCGGCCTCGTAGACGTCCTCGTTGTTGGCGGCGAATAGGTGGCCGCAGGGCTTGAACATGATGAGCGTCCGGTCGGTGATGGGCTGGTCGTCGCGCGTAAGTAGCTGTGTCGGTGTCTGCTTGCAGGCTGGGCACGGGGGGAGCGGTGGAAGGGTCAGGCTGGCCCCTGCGTCTGCTGCCGCTTGCCGCCGGTAGATGGCGGCGACGAGCGGGTCAAGCTGCTCGCGGGTGAGGTGGGTCGGCTCGGTCACGGCGTCTCCCGGTCGAGGGCGCGGATGGTGTCCGGTGCTGGCTGGTGCGGAACGGCGCCCATTGCGGCGTCGCTCCAGCGGTAGCGGCCGATGCGCTCGTCGTACCGGCTGGCGTGGTGGTCGCCGTAGTCGTCGCGGTGCCCAGTGCGGAAGGCGCACCGGACGGTGAAGTTGTCCGTGGCCGCATTACTGATGGAGGCGCTGCAGGGCGGCAGTTCGGCGTGTGCCTCGGCGATGTGGATGTCCAGTTGATCGGCTGGCACTGTCACGCCCTGATCGCAGTGCGGGCACTGCTTGGGAGGCCGGGCGCTCTGCGGCGCGCGCGGGCACCGGATCGGATTGCCCCACCCGTCGATGTGCACCTGGCCGCCGCATTCGGGCCGCTGGCAGGGGGCGTTCATCGGCTGCTCCAGGCGGCCGGGCTGTAGTCGATGCGCGCCTCGACGGGCTGCGCGAGAACGACGAACGCGAACACGGCTGAAAGAGCCGCGCAGATGACCTTCATGAGCGGAACTCCTGTGCGGGTTGCGTGTGCGGGTGGGTGCGGGTTTGAGGCAGGGGCGCGACCCGCACGGACACGCCCCTGCCACCGGTCCCTGAGCAAGAACCTGACTACAGCGTACCTGTGATTCGTAGGTTACTGGCGTGGTTCAGGCTACGATTCGAAGGAGAAGTGATCCTGAGGGGAACCACATGGCCACACACCACGGCAGAGGCCTCGGCCGGCACGTCGAACACGACCCGCGATCCCTCGCCTACGCCCACGGCGTCCTCCCCAAGACGGCCATCAAGTCCGTCGACTGGACCCGCCGCGCACCGATCTACGACCAGGGCAACCTCGGCAGCTGCACCGGCAACGCAGCCGCAGGCCTGCTCGCCACCGACAGCGCGGCCCGCACCGGCCTCACCTCGGTGTCCATCGACGGCAGCGTCCTGCCCGTCGACGAGAACCTCGCCGTGAAGGTGTACGAACTCGCCACCCAACTCGACAACATCCAGGGCACCTACCCGCCCGACGACACCGGCTCATCCGGCCTCGGAGCCGCCAAGGCACTGAAGCAGCTCGGGCTCGCCGCCGGCTACACACACGCGTTCAGCCTCAACGCCCTCAAGTCGGCCCTGCAGTCCGGGCCCGTCATGGTCGGCACCGTCTGGCTCAACTCGATGTTCGACGTCGACGCCGCGACCGGGCACGTCGTCGTCGACCGCAGCAGCGAAGTAGCCGGCGGCCACGAGTACGTCATCAGCGCATACGACGCCGAGCGGCTCGCCTTCCGCCTCGACAACAGCTGGGGCGACAGCTGGGGCATCCGCGGCTCCGCCTGGCTCACGCAGGCCGACGTCCAGTGGCTCCTCTCTCAGCAGGGCGACGTCACCGTCCCCGCCTGGGCCACCGCACCGGCGCCCACCCCTCCTCCGTCGCCCACTCCTTCTGCGGATCCTCGACTGGTTCAGGCGGCTGTTCTCGCCCGACAGATCGACGGGCTGATGCAGGCGTGGGCGCTCGACAACCAGGTGACAGGAGTCTGATCATGCCCGACCTGTGGATGCCGGGCGCCGAGCGCCTCGACATCGGGGACCACGCGCCGACCGACGGCGGTCCAGCGAAGGCGATCGCGCACATCACGTGGGACCGGAACGCGACCGCGGCCAAGCCTGCCGACCTGGTCAGCTTCGCGAGCCTGCGCAGCTACTTCTCTGGCAGCGGCAAGGCAGTCGCCCCGCACCTCCTGTGGGACCCGTGGACCGGCCGCATCGCGCAGTTCGTGCCCGCCAACTCCCGCTCCAAGTCCCTCGTCGACGCGTCCGGCGGAACTAGGACGAACCGGGCAGGCTCCGTCGTTATCCAGATCGAGGCCCTGTTCTTCCCGTACTGCCGCACCCCGGACGGCAAGGTCTGGCCGAAGCTCGCCGACACCCCCTGCAAGGGCTGGGACGAACTGCACGCCTGGGTCAAGAGCTGGGGCGTACCCGACGTCTGGCCGATGGGCCGCCCCTTCGACTTCACGGCGCACCGCAGCGAGGCCATCTGGGAGAAGGCCGCCGGCTGGTACGCGCACGCCCACGTCCCCGAAAACGACCACCAAGACCCCGGCAGCTGGCCGGCGTTCCCGAGCAACGTGGAGGACGACATGACCCCCGAGCAGGCGCAGGAACTGAAGGAGATCCGTAGTCTCGTGCAGTTCGGCACGTGGGGCTACAAGGGCAGGGGCAAGCAGGACGCCTGGGCGATCCTGAACAACCTGAACACCCAGCTCACCGCCCAGACCGCCGCGATCAAGGCGCTCGCCGGGCAGCTCGGCAAGGACGTCGACACGGCAACCGTGGTCGCCGCCGTGCAGACGGCGATCGCCGAAGCCGTCGTCAAGGTCGACGTCGACATCACCGGAACCCAGGGAGCCTGACCATGAAGATCTTCGGTAGAGAGCCGGTCGTCGTCCTCAATACGCTGTCCGCGATCCTCGGCCTCGTCGTCTCTCTGGGCATCACCAGCCTGACGGCCGAGCAGTCGGGAGCGGTCGTTGCCTGCGTGTCCGCGATCCTCGGCGCCATCGCCGCCGCCATGACTCGGCCCATCGCTCCGCAGGCGTTCACCGCGGTCGTCGCCGCCGGCGCCGTCCTCGTCGCTGCGTTCGGCTACGACGTCAGCCAGGAGACCGTCGGCGCCATCAACACCGTGATCCTCGCCGGGCTCACTCTGCTGACCCGCGGCCAGGTGACCCCGGCCAGCCCGTCCGCGCCGGCCGCGGCCGAGCCGCCGCGAAGCGTCTGACCCTGCCAGATATGCGCGACCGGAAGGGCGCCTCATGGACGCCGCCATGGTCACGGCGATAGCTGCTCTCATCGGCGGACCCGTGGCCGGGCTGGCTGCCATGTACGGCACCAGGGGCGCCAACCGCGCGCAGCGGGAGGGCACAGCATTGACCGGATACAACTCGCTGACTGACCAGCTTCAGGAAGAGCGTAAGGAGCTGCGCGCTGAGCTGGCTCAGGCACGCCTGGAGCTGGCCACGGAGCGGGCGGAAGTCACGCGCCTGAAACTGCTGGTACAGCAGCTCGGGGGTGACGCATGACGCGCGCCCAGCACGCCCTGTACCGCAGCCGACACCTGCTGTGGATCGCTGCCGCGCTCCTCTTCCTCGGCGGCGCCGTGCTTCTCGTCTATGTGCGGGTCCAGGCCGAAGCCAATCGCGCCGACCAACTCGCCACCGAGGCAGACCTTCGCGGCAACGCCGTCGCCACGCTGGCCGGGGACGTTCGGGCACTGCGAGCACAGGTACAGGCGAAGGGGGAGACGCCAGCGGCCCCCGATCCGACGAACGCCGTAAAGGACCTTCCAGCGCGCGCCGAGGTGCCGGTACCAATCCCTGGACCTCCGGGACCGCCGGGCGCGACGGGCTCACCGGGGCCGTCCGGGGAGCCGGGAAGGAACGGCAGGAACGGGCAGCCAGGCGCGGTCGGCTCGCCCGGAGCCACTGGAGCGCCCGGCCCGGCTGGTCCCAGCGGACCGTCGGGACCCGCAGGCCCTCAGGGGCCGGCCGGACCCGCGGGGCAGGACGGGAAAGACGGGCGGGACGGCAAGGACGGCCAGACCTGCCCGGATGGCTACAGCTTGCAGGCTCCCTCATATGACCCCGACGCGCTGGTCTGCCGCCGGGACGGGGCGCCGGACCCCAGCCCGAACAAGGGCAATGGCGTGTTGTCGTCGGGCGCCCTCGACCCGCAGCGCAGGCAGTACGTATAGGAGACGCAGATGCCCTTCCCGCCTGGCGTTCAGACGGTCACGGTCACGGCTGGGGCCACCGGCTACCGCACTCTCGACGGCGAGCCCCGGCAGGGAACGCTTCGGTTCACGCCGTCGGTGTCCCGGGTCGTGTCTGCCGAGCACGGCGTCATCGCGCTCGGCCCCGTCAACGTGGCCCTTGGCGCGTCCGGCGAGTTCACCGAGACGCTCCTTGCCATCGACGCTGAAGGGTTCTCCCCGTCCGGCTGGACGTACCGAGTGGACGAGGAGTTCACGGGAGCGCCAGGCCGGGCCTACAACATCAGCCTGCCCGCCTCCGCTGGAACCGTTGCCCTCGCATCACTGGCGCCGGTGGAATCCAGCGCTGGTATCGAGACCGGCGTGGATGCCGCTGGTACCGCTGCTGCTGCGGTCGCCGCCCACAACGCTGACACGACCGACGTTCACGGCATCACGGACACGGCGCTGCTGGAGACCACGGCAGGTGCCGTGGCGAAGGTAGCGGCGCACGCGGCGGTCACCACGAGCGTCCACGGCATCGCAGACACGGCCGTCCTCGAAACCCAGTCGGGTGCGATGTCCAAGGTGTCCACGCACGCCGCGGCCACGGATCCGCATGGGGATCGCGCCTATACGGATACGCAGATCGCCGCGCTGTCCGCGCTCACCCAGCTCAAGGTGAAGACGGCGGACGAGTCCCGCACGGCGACTACCACGGTCGCGGACGATCAGCATCTGTTCGCGTCGCTCGAGGCGAACAGCGTCTACCGGTTCCGGGCCATGCTGCTGTACGACGGCCCCGAGACTGCCGACGCCACGATCACGTTCACCGCGCCGACCGGTGCGTCCGGCGGCTGGTCGCCGGTGGCGGGCACGCTGGGCACGACCGTCCCGGATGGCAGCGCCCAGATCAAGATGGCGGCGAGGCAGTTCGGCAGCACCTCTGACGTGGGTGTGATGGCGTCATCCGCCACGCTGGCCGGGCTGATGGTCCTGCCCCACGGCGTCGTCGTCACCGGCGCCACGCCGGGCCAGTTGCGGCTGCGGTGGGCGCAGCAGACCTCCAACGCCAGCCCCGTCACCCTCAAGGCCGGAAGCACCCTCGAAGTCGTCAAGGTCTCCGGGCCCGGCCCGTCCGCGTCCGGCATCAACCTCGACTACCCGGGCAACTACCCCAGCGACCAGGGGCTGCTCGCCTGGACCTACGACCCGAACGAGGCGGGACACGTCACCGCCCAGTCCGCGGCGGGCGTCGCGGGCCGCATCACGCTCACGAAGATCCTGCTGCGGAAGACCATCACCTGGTCCAGCATCTGGCTCGGCCTGGCCGGCGTCGACACGGGCGCCACCCTCACCAACTGCTACCTCGGCGTGTACGACCAGGCGGGGACGCTCAGGGGCAGCACCGCGGACCTGTCGGCGACGTTCGTCAACGCCTCGAATGCGAAGGCGATCGCGCTGCCGCTGACCGCGTCTTTCAGCGCGCCGCCCGGCGCCTACTACATCGCCATGCTCCTCAACGGCAGCTGGTCCACCAACGTCTTCACCTTCAAGAGCTCGAGCGCCGGCATCTCCGTGAACGCGAACCTGACCGCGCCGAACCTGCGCTACAGCAACATGCTGTCCGGCCAGACGAGCCTGCCCGCGAGCCTTGACCTCACGCAGCAGACCACGACCCTGATCAATACGGGCTGGGCTTCCCAGTGGTACGGAGTGAGCTGATGCCGGCCGAGCCCGTGAGCGAAGAACAGCCCCACCCATTCTGGTTGTCACCGCGCCCATTCCTCGAGCCGCGTTACCCGGACCGCGACTGGACCGACGACACCGACGGCGCGTGAATGACGCCCCACCGCTTCGACGGTGGGGCGCTTCGCATTCCTGCGAGCGCACTCTAACCCCCCATAACCTGACTTATAGACGGTCAGAAACGGTAGGATGGGAGCCCCTTGACCACCCTCCGAAGGGGGACTTATGTCCGACACCGAGGCGCAACTCCGAGCCCGCATCGCTGAGCTGGAAGCTCAGCTCGCCGCCCAGCCCGTCATCCCCGCCCTACCCGAAGAACACGACGGGCAGCACATCGACTGGCGGCTATGGGAGGAAGGCATCGTCAGTCTGTGCTCCAACCTCGACACCGGCTGCACCACCTGCGGCCACCCTGGGCCGCTGATGCTCACGTTCGGATTCGCGCTCCCCGCTGTCGAGCCCCGACGGCGCTCCGAGCGCGGTAGGAAGATCCGCCGCTTCCGGGCGTTCCGCTGTCGCGCCTGCCAGGAGACGACCGTCTACGACACCCGGCACGACGAGTACGGGCGGCAGGAGTACGAGGAGATCGCCTACCACCCGCCCCGCACGATTCCTGCCCCGCAGGAGGCGTCGTGACCGACCTCGAACCCAGCCGGGCCGAGGCGCTCGCCAAGTACGACCCGAACACGGTCCTCTCCGACGCAGCCCGCGCCCGGCTCGACCGGGCCATGCCCACCAACACCAAGACCGCCTACGAGCGACAAGGCCGCGACTTCCTCAACTGGTGCGAGCAGCACGGCCGCAACCCGCTGCCCGCCACCCCGCAGACCCTCGCCGACTACGTCTCCCACCTCGCCGACCTCGACAAAGCGCCGTCCACCATCGAGCAGGCCATCGCCGCCGTCCGCACCGCCCACCGCCTCGCCGGGCATAAAGGCCAGCCGCAGACCGATGCCGCCCTGGCGATCCTGAAGGTGCACAAACGGGATCGGGCCGAAGCTGGGAAGCGCAAGCGCAAGGCGCCGCCCGTCACCCTCGACGCCCTCCGTGCGATGGTCGACGTCGCCGACCCGGCCACGCTCGCCGGACGCCGCGACCGCGTCCTCGTCGTCCTCGGCTTCGCCATGATGGCCCGCCGCTCCGAACTCGCCGCCCTCCGCATCACGGACGTCACCTTCACCGACGACGGCCTCACGATCCTCATCCGCCAGTCCAAGACCGACCAGGAAGCCGCGGGCGCCGAGGTCAACATCCCGCACGGCGTCCACCTCGACACCGACCCCGTCCGCGTCGTCCGCGCCTGGCTCGACACCCTCGCCGACCACGGCCACACCGACGGCCCGCTACTCCGCCACATCAACCGCTGGGACCAACTCCAGCACGGCGGCATGTCTGGCGCCGCCATCAACGAACGCGTCCGCGCCCTCGCCGTGAAGGCCGGACTGCCGAACGCTGTCGCCTTCACCGCCCACGGCCTCCGTGCCGGCGGACCCACCGAGGCGGCGAAGGCCGGGCAGCCCGTCAGCTTCATCGCCGACCACGGGCGCTGGTCCAAGACCTCGCCCCAGGTGCTGGAGTACATCCGGCCCGTCGACAAATGGCGCGACAACCCGATGAGGGGGATTGGCCTGTGACCATGACCGCAGCCGAGGCCATGGCGGAGGTACGACGGCGTGACGCTGTAGAGCGTGTATGGCTCGGTGCCACGACACAGGGACGTCCCACCTTCGCCGAGGCCGAACTCCTCGACTTGCAGGGAATCCCTTCCTGCCATGTCTGGCAGGTCCCCGAAGGCGAAGTTCCACCACACCTGTCCGCCACTGACGCTCTCCGTCGCTGGCAGGCTGGGGCGTGCGCAATGTGCAGCGCCTCCCGCGGTCGCCTCCTCGTTGACCACTGCCACCGGACCGGACTTGTCCGCGGACTTCTGTGCACCAGCTGCAACACGGCCGAGGGGATGGGGCGAGGAGGCTCCTTCGCTGCGTACCGCTCACGGCCTCCCGCAGTCATGCTGGGAATGGCAGAACAGTACGGATCCGCATGGGACGGATTCGGCACCTGAACACGACGACGCCCCCGTAGCCGAACCTGGCCGCGGGGGCGTTGTGCTGTTCGGGTTCAGCCCCAGGTCGTGTCGTCGCTCATGGCCCCTCCCCTCGTCGCCCGGACACGGTACGCGGAGGGCGCCCGTCCTGTCACCGCCGCGTGTCACACTGCCTGTGGGCCCGTCGCGCCGTCCCCCGTCGCGGCGGGCTCTGTGCTACCCCTCCAGGAACCCCAGCTCCGCATCCGGCCGGCAGTGCGAGCACGCGTCGACGCCCTCGGCGAGCGCCCGCAGCGCGACGTCCCGCTGCACGCCCTTCCACCGCTTACCCGCCATGTAGCAGCCACCGACATGCACAGCGACGGGAGGGCTGTCCGGGTTGAGACCGCGCTCGATCATCCAGTCCGGCACCGGCGGTCGGGCGTCGATGCCCCGCTGCCGCTCTTGCTCGCGCCGTTCGGCCGCGGCGATCTGCTGCCGGACCCGGTCCAGGGACAGGGCGAGCCAGGTCTCCAGGGTGCGGAGCCGGGGCAGATCAGGCGGGAGATCGTTCACGCGTTCGATTCTATGATGGCTGGGTGAACGAGCAACCAGGGGAGCGACCCGGCCGCTACCACGTCACCCTGTCCGCCGCTGGCCGGCCGGTGCTGCACGGCTGGTGGGACAGCGAGCCGACCGCCCGCCCCAAGTTCACGTCGATCGTCGGCGAGCACGGCCGGGACGGCGTGACGATCACCCTCGTCGACGAGGAGACCGGGGAGACGTTGACGACCTGGCCGGACAAGGCGTGAGCGTCTGCGATGCTGGCAACGGAAGAGGAGGTCACCGTGAGCCGATGGGGCGAATTGATCCCGCATGACGAGGACAACGAGAACTGCCTGTGCGGCTGCCGCGACGAGGTGCCAGCCGAGGAAGAGTGTCTGGCTGCAGCGGAGGAAACGCTGAGGCGTGGCTTCACCATGACCACGGTCGTCGGCGAGGAGCCTGCATCGGCGCGCCCCGGCGTTGTCAGCGGCCCGCGCTAGCCTGATCGCATTCCTGTTCGCGTCTGCTGGGCGCGGGCAGCTACTCGAACGGCGCCCCGCGGTGGTCACGCACCCGGGGCGCCGCGGTAAGGAGGGGTCATGGCGGACGTTGCGCAGCTTGAAGAGGCTATCCGCGAGGAGCTAGCGGACCTCTGGTTCGATCTGAACGCCGCCTGCCACAGCGCCCTCAACGGCGAGTGGTCGATGCAGTGCGACTACCTTGAGCGCCGAATCAAGAAACTGACCCCCCTTGTCGGTGCTACTCCGTGGGAGGAGATTCAGCTGCCGCTGCTGGAGCAGGGCACCTACCAGCGGATCCATGCGGACCTGGGCATCGAGGTCTCTCCGGACATGGAGAAGGTGGCGGAGGTCCGCGAGAGCATCAACAGGCGTGGCCTGCACGGAGAGCGTTAGCCCTCCATCTCCTCCGGGTGCCGCACCTTCTGCTGTGCCGCCTCCCAGGCGGCGGTCTCCAGCGCGATCAGATCGTCAGGTAGTTCGATGTCGCTCACAGCCCCGGATGCTACGCCGCGGTGACGACGTCCCCGAGCGCCCGCTCCCGCGCGCACGCGACGGTCCACTCGGCGACGAGCCGCTCATACACCGGCCGATCCTCCGCCCGCAGCCGCCCACCAGACCGCATCATCAGCGCGCGGATGTCCGCGTTCACCACGGCGGCAGGCCGCGGCGCACCCGGAAGCGGGGGAGTGGAGGACATGATCCGACTGTAGCGGCGGGGTCTGACAGTGGGCTACGAATCGGATGGTTGCGGCAGTTCCGTGACGAACGTCCCCAACCCCGGCTGCATGTACGCGAGGCCCTCCTGCCGCAGCTCCTTGAGCACTCGGCGCGCGGTCATCTGGGAGATCCCGAACTCGCCGCAGATCGCCACCACCGACGGCAGTTGCTGCTCAGGCGCGTAGGTGCCGTCGACGATCCGCTCCCGCATCACGTCGTACACCTGCCGCCACCGCGGTACGTCCGGCTCCCATCTCATGATCCCGACGCTAGGCGCGCACAGCGCGACCGGCGAGACGAGCACACCTGTCGCACGTATCGGACCTATCGCGCCTGTCACGCTGGGTATGGTTCAACCAAGAAGGACCCCCGCGGCCGTGCGACCGACCCGGGGGCGTGGCCGACGAGCGGAGCGTCGACGTGGACGAGCCTAGAGACCCAGCCCCGGGCGACGGAAGCAGCCGGCAGCCTGCCGTCGGCGTCGGCCGGTTATCCCCGGTCCAGCAGGCCTACAGCGCCTACACCGTCCACTACCTCGCCTGTGTGATCTGCCGGGACGTCGACCGCGGCTGGTGCGACGTTGCCGAGCAGCTGTGGAAGGTGTACCAGGCTGCGGATGAGGTCGCGTATCGGAAGCTCACCGGGTAG